CAGCCCAGCTCAACGGCTAAGTACCAGATCGTAGTTACCTATCAGGATCCGGACAACAAAGCCCGCACATCGATCATCAACTTTTTAACAAGCGCAGCCCGCAACACCAGTCTTGGTAATTTCAAGACGGCGATGTCTGCGCCGATCGCATAATAAAAACATTTTTGCTCCTGACACAGCAAACAATGAAAATAGGATTCTCAGCAGCAATGATGGGGACCTTCAAAAGACTTCTAAAGCCTGTGTGTCAGCGGGCAGTAAGAGGTCTTTTGTTTTTTGTAGAAAACCCTTTAAACCCTGAAATATGAATAACGAACAACGACTGACAGCTGATCAAAAATTATCCTTCGCCAAAATCATCATGCTATTGCTGGCTACGGCACTGGTGTTCATGATATATTACTACGATAAGCAGCGCGATCGAGCTGACGACCTGCAGGCTAAAAAAGACCTGGCCGACTCCACGCTTCAGAAGGAAAAGAAGATGTTCTGCCAAAAGATGAACGACACGCTCGATCAGTACTACCTGATAAACAAAAAGGATCTGGAGCTGCAGGCCGTGATCCACATCGACACAAATTCTCTCGACACAATAACCCTTAAAAATAAAACAGAAAAATGAGTACAGAATCAGGATTGCCTGGGCATTCCATCAATGAAGGATACCCATACAACGAGATCGTAACGCGTGGTGCTATGCCAAACCGGCTGGCGTTCGGCGTAAACGAAAAAGGACAAATCTTAGTCAACTGGAACCCGGAAGTGTTCCAGGTAGAAGATGCTCCGGAAGCACTGAAGGACTTCTTCATCCACCGGCTGGCGGACTACCACGAAGCGTTGAATACCGCTGAGGGGCAGATCGAGGACATCCTCAACGAGATGCCATTCATCCCTGAGGAGTTCGACTTTGAGCTGATCGTGAAGCCAGAGGACATCAGTGACAGTCCGGTAAGGCTATACCAGTCCAAACATTGCCCGGAGTATTCGCTGTACCGCCCGCTGGGTGATCCGAATGACCTCAACTGGGATCCTGCGCAGTGGGTGATCCTCAAGAAGGAGAGCGACAACACATTTAAGCCGATACCAGTTAATATCCCGTGCCACCGTATAGCCTATGCGTTGTTCTATGCGCTTGGCATCCGCATTCGCCCGGATATGAGCAAGGTGATGCATGAGGCGAGCACATCGGCGCCAGTGAGGGAGGAGGAGCAAAAAGTTGTAAACATTACGAGTGATGAAAACGGCAATTATTATCCAGGATTGGGTACAGTGGCTATAAAGGAAAGCATTCCTGGTGAAGATTGGCCTGTTCCACCTGCTGATAAAATAACGACTCCTGGACAAGTATACTTCGACGTATCGTATTCCCGTCCTGGTCAGCACCCGGTGGTGAAATTTGAGAGGATCGCGGCTGAGGACGAAAAGGACGCCATCACCAAGGCCAAGTTCATGGTGGAGACCGATCCGAATAGCGGTGATCAGGTTCACACGGCAGAGTTCGAGCATTTCAAGGCAATTCAAATCCCAACATTCTGAGCCATGCTAAAAGAAAGAAATCCAACGGAGGAAGAGAGCAATTTACTCGCTTCCTCCAGCCTGTTAGCTGCACTGAAGCTGAGATACCCCAAAGACACATCTCTGGTGGAAATAAACGAAAACGGATCAGTAAAAAATTGGTATGTTATCGGACCGGAAGGAATAATTGAAAGCAAACCCGGATCGGGTCAGTGTTTTTGCCATCCAGGAGCCCACAGGCATTCTGAATTATGGAGAGGTGATCACATAAGAGCCCAAACCGAATTAGAAGGCTATAAACTGTTGGTGAAGAGCCTGAGTGTAAGGATGATGATCATCGTTATTTTTACGGCGATTATGGCTACATGCCTTGCTGTTTCGTTAGTTGTAAAGTAAATTGCCTTGGGAGGGCATCGTAAAACCCAAAAAAAAATGGAACCATCAAACAATAATCCAACACGTCCAGGAATCGGAAACTCACGGAGAGAAGAATCAGAACAACCTAAGCTAACATTTGGACAGAAAGCTGTAGGAGCGAACTTCAACCCGTCGAATGACTCTGCGGTAGATCGCATAAAAGCGATTTATGCCAATGCGATCGATGAGATCAACCGCCTGCGTAACGAAACGGAGTCAGGGGAAGTAAAAAGAATGGCATCATTAGCCATCACTGAAACTCAAGCGGCTCAAATGTGGGCCGTAAAGGCGATTACCTGGAAGGATTAACCATGAACACTTGTTCCTATTGCGGTCGGCCGGTCCACGAATCAGCGGATGTCGTGTGTGACTGGCCACCGCATGCGGATAGCCACAAAAAAATGATGAGGTACCAAAAGGATACCTCATTTTTAGTTTCTGTAAAGCCTGGTGGGCGGATGCCGGTGCTGTTATGCGAGCTGTACCGCGCTATCGTTGGTGTCTGATTTCTATTTTTTGAAGACGCAGGAATATTATTTTCAAAACGTGAGGGATTTGATCTCTTATCAGGTTCCATTGGTTTTCAGTATAGCCTGTTTCAGCTCTGTATCCTTTTTCGACGACAGATCTCAGTTCTTCGGCTTTATCTTCAAGCCTTTTTTTCTCAGCTGCCACTAGCCAGTATGTTTTTGATCCCATTATTTTTATTTTATATAAATATGAAAATTAGACATTGTGTTTTGAAGGTGAAGTCCTTTCATGGATAGAGCCTCGTCTTTGGAAAGCTCCGGGAAGAAACCTGTTCCCTTCTTTTGTAGATGTGTACCAGCTGCCTGGCTTTGGTGCTTCTTTTTTCATATATGCGTCAGATTTATTCAATTTCTATGAGTAGTTTATTCGGGTAGTCATTTTTTTGATCTACCTTTACTTCAAGCGTTACGCCATCAATGGTGTAAAGTTTTGGAGGCAACGATTCGGATGTAGGAACTTGAACTGTGCCAAGAAACTCCCTGTACAGCAAATCATAGGAATACAGATCCAGCTTCAGAACAGAAGGCTCCATGCCTCTGTCTTTAGCATGATTTATTGCTGCATTTATGAGTTGAAATATATGCGTCATATCCTGTCTTCTGATTTTTTGATGTGCCAGATGGCACATCTGGTTTAACAATTTCATTTTCTCCGGATCATTCAGGAATTCGGGAGTTGCGTTTACGTGTATGATCTCTACCATGGAGGGTTATTTTCGCACAACCTGGAGTAGTGCTGGGCTACGTCAATATATTGCTGAGTGTCCGGATGTTTGAAAGATATGTCCGTGGTGGTTATTGTCATCCACATTCGAAGTCCTCCACCTATGATCCTCATTACCTTGTTTTCTCCATTTTCGCCGAGCTTACACTCAATAACCGGACGATGATCTCCAGGAGTGTTACTCGAAAATTGCAGCCAAGATCCGTCACTGGAATGACACCAAAGGCTATACCCAAACTCAGCCATCCACTCGGTGGCTTCTTCTTTGAATGTTTTTTTTGTTGTCATATACTCTGGTTTTTAATTTACTATCCTACTATGTGGCTTCACCGCCTTAGACTCCACTCTCTGATGAAAATCATCCCTGTGAGCATCATGACGAGCATTATTTCTGAGTTCTTCCGGAATCGTCTTCAGCCACTCTTCAATGAGAAGATTTGTAACCTTCCCGTCCAGAGCACGAGCTTTTCGACCAACCGGAATGTCCAGATCAACAAGAAGCCGATCGTGAATCTGAGCCCTCATCTTAAAGCCCAGCCGCATAAGGGCTATATCAATCTCTTTTAATGTCATGACAACCTCCATACCCTAACCCCACCTTCAACACTCTTGCAGCGAAAATCCCACTTCCCTCCAGTGTACCTGCTTTTGTAATAAGCAACCAAGGAACAAACGCTCACCATGTGTTTGCTATAATGCTTCCCTTCTGGTTTTGGAACAAGCACACTATCTCCTGGCTCCATCTGAGGAAGAGCATCATACAAATCGCTCTTTCCCTTCTTGGCTTGCCCGCGTGGGATAGGAATCCCTTTTTCAATTTTCAGTGTCATATGGAACCTCCCAATTTTACCACACACTCGCCAGGAACAATCATCACCTGATGGATCCCCAATATCACAAGAGCCTTCTCCAGGTCATCGATCTTCATCCGGGCATCCCCAGCCTCCCAACGCTGCACATTCCTCTCCGAGGTGCCCATCCTGCCTCCGAAATCCTTCTGAGTCATGCCCAGCTGCTTCCTCCTTAGTATCATGTAATTTAGTAAACCCGACATATTTTTTGTTTTAACCGGCGGTTTGAGTTATATTTTCGTCAAATATAGTCGCTAATCCGCCAATATGCAAATCCAAAACTGTTAAAAACTGTAATTTAGAACCGTTCTAAATAAGGTTTCCCGTAAAATCTACCCGGTACCTGGGTCCCAAACATCCCCTCCGGGTCTTTATAGAGGAAAGTCTGCCGTCCAGAGATCGTGGTATAGCCTGGTCTTTGTTTTGATGCGGGAAATCGACCACATTGAAGCCGTGGAGGGATCTGGATGCATGGATCGCAGTGCAGGGATTCGAAGGATTCGTATGGGTGGGGTATAGTTACCATCAAACCTCCCCTCCGGGGTCGGTAAATCGGAAGTGCTATTTAGAATCAGTCTAAACAAGGGGCCGATTTATTCTATTAGGCCATTGTTTGAGCTTTATCCGGCGCTCATTATGCCTAGCTAATACATTGACACACAGCGTATTGATTTTATATACAGCGTGTGACCGATCTGCACCGATAGGGTAGGGGAGAGGTGTTGCATTGCCAGTGTTTACGCAGTGTGCAGCATGGTGCCACATTGTCTACTTAACATAATGATCATTATAAGACATATCCGGGCGTTCTTATTTAGAATCAGTCTAAATAATATTGAGGCAAATGTTAATTTTAACATATTCCACGAACTAATACACATGTATCTTTCGGCAATTGCTACAATTTATAGCGATTCTAAATAAGCGACTAACTTATTGATTATCAGTCATTTAACTATCATCATTTTGATAAAATAGCCGACAACAAACGCTTACTAATGCTTAAATGCACTTGCTATTTGCAAAAGCCCGATTGGTGCCTTATCTTTACTCCAGTTCCTTCAAACAACGCATCAAAGCACACTGCGAAACGCACACGGCACACTTTCTTTCACGCCGCATGCGGGACGCGGCACTGCACACTGTTTGTTGGATATGTGACACACGTTCTATAGTAGGGCGCAGGCTGCCCCGGTAAATAAGGCTGAACTCTGTAACCGCACCAAAAGTGCGAACAAAAAGGCGCTGACACTGGATTATACGTCCAAGCCTTAGCAGTTAACGTATATGCACCGTCTTGGCGGGGCAGGCCCACAGTGAAATATGTTCGTGTGAGGCTGTAATACCAATCTTAATCTTACTAAAAATGCAAAAAACAATATCATGTGTTACCGGCCTCCTGCTTCAGGATAGGTTACTGGTATATAAGGATGACTATGACCTTATTGTTATGTGGCTTGTTCTTGTTGGTGCTCTGCTTGGTATAGCCCTTCTGCTGATACGCAGGCAGGCTATAAAAAACAGGGAGTTTCAACGGGAGTTTGCCGCCCGACTCGGTTCAGAGGTCGAAAAATTCCGAAGGGAAGAACTACTCAGGGAAAGAGATCTGATTATCAAAGAACAAAAGCTTCACTTTGAGGCTTACAAGAACGATTGGGAGGCGGCGATTCGCAAGGATGCTGTCAACCGTAGTTCGGCGATCCTTTCCGGCAAGTACATAGAAAATTTCCTCCCATTCATGGAAGAGTTTAACCTCAACCCACGAGACACGCGATTTATCGGCAATCCGATCGATTTGATCTGTTTTGAAGGAGCCAGCGAGGAAGAGACCGTTGTTATTCACTTTATAGAGGTGAAAACAGGCACCTCCCGGCTCAACGATAAACAGAAGCTTATCAGGGATGCCGTCATTAATAAGCGCGTCCGCTGGGTAGAAATGAGAGTATAGCCTCCCGTTCTGCATTTACAGGTAATCCCCCGCCCGCCCTTGAGCGTGTCCGTTTGATCGGAGCGGGGGAGCAATATTTTAACAATTTAAACACCACAATGGAATATCACCTTCCCGGCGAACTGTTTGTAAGCTATCGGCTTGCCCTTCGTCTCAAAGTATCATTCGGCTTTATGCTGCCTTGTGTGGCGTACTACGACAACCGGGGCCGCTGGTTCGTAACGGTGCCGATAACCAACCGTTCGGAGCTTACCGACCGCCACAACTACTGTACAGCCCCATCGCACCAACAGGTGATCGACTGGCTTGCCAGGGTGCATGGCATCACCGTGCACTATTGCCCCGGCAAAAAGGAAATGGAAGGGCGCCTAAAAAAGGCCCTCAAAAGTTTAACCTGATCCCTGTTATACGAACAGGCTATAAAACCAATAACATGGAAAACGAAATAATACTACTCAAAGCCATATCCGCGATAAAAGCCAGAATAAACGGGGAATATGATGCCCCTGAATTGGACGGGATGCTGCTGTCAGATGACACCGAGGGGGACATAATGGGAATAATTGAGGATGCGGAAAGCAGGTTCAATTTTGAAGATTTCAACAAAAATTCACGAAACAAACAAAACCATGGAACTACAAATTAACATCACTGGCGAAGGGAGCCGGGAAGCTATTGCCGCCGCATTGCGTGAAATGGCTCAGCAGATCGAACAGGAAAAAGGGAAAGTGAAGCTGCTGCAAGCCGGGCCCGCATTGGCTGAAATAGAGTATGTAACGGATTAATTATCAATAACAAAAACCACATGAAAACATCAAAAGTGTATGCGGCAACAATATCAACCAAATATGGGACAAATTTATATCTATCGTCTTCGTCTGGGGGCCTTACAATGAAGGTTCATGAATTTGTTTCCGAAAACTGGGCATCCGAATTTGGTGAAATGCCAATGCCTGAAGACCCAGACAAGGCTATAGATGAGTACTTTGATTCTTCTCAAAATAGAGGAGAATATTTAGAAAACTTTGATTCACAGGAAATAGAAAAATAACATTCAAAAAACACCACATTATGAAAAAAGAAGTAAAACCGGGCGACCTAATCAAGTCCTTTGCCATACCAAAGGCGGCGGCAATTTGCCAGAAACTCAAAGGCGAAGCCAACAATTATGGATGGTACGAAAACAATGGAGTTTGGTACCCGCATAGGCTGCCAACTGTACAGGAAGTAATGCAAGACAAATTCAAATAAGCTAATTTTAAAACACCACAAAAATGAAAACGATTAATTTAAACTTATACCAATTCGATGAATTGGATGCAAGCGCCCAACAAAAGGCTGTAAACCAACTTCAATCTACAAACGTGGATTATAATTGGTGGGACTTCATTTACGATGATGCAGAAACAATAGGCCTAAAAATAATTGAATTTTATTTTGATCCGATACCAACCGCAAACGGAAAACTGGTGCTTGCTTTTGAAGACGTAGTGTCAGCTATCAAGAAAAACCACGGGCACGTATTTGGCAGCATTGAAGTACGAACAAAAAATGAAAGACTGCGAAGATCTGCCTAATGAACAGGAGGACATTATAGAGGGTTTTAAAAATAGGCTCCTGAGCGAATACGCGGCAATACTCAACTCAGAATATGAGTACAGAATAAGCAACGAGGCTGTAAAAGAGAGCATAATAGCCAACGAATACACGTTTTTGAAGAATGGGGAATTCTTTCCAGAAAATACACAATAGTTATTTATCTAAACACCACAAAACCAATGAAAACATCAATCACAAGCGCGGCTGTCAAAAGAGAGATCACCGCCCGCTTACATTCCACAGGAACAGGAAAGAAACCTGCAAGTAAAAAAGAAGTCGTAATAGGCCTCTGTATCATTATAGCCTTAGCTTACGGAGTGCTTGCGCTCAATTCAGCGGGATTAATAAGAGAGTTCTAAGGCCATGAAAAAACACGTCCTAAGCAAACCGCAAGCAATGCAGCTGTTTGTTAAAAATCAGAACAATTACGAGGCTCTTCTGGAAATGGCAGAAAATATTGAAGATTGGTCAGATGCTTTTGAAGATTGGTCCTTTTCGAAGAAAACGCTAAAAATGGATAGCTTTTCTATAGACATAGACGGAAAAATTATTGACCTTGTAAGTGCTATGAAAATAATATCAGAGGCCGTATATGACAAAGCTCAAAGCCTGGCAATCGAAAACCAAGGATTGTACAGACAAAAATTAGTACCATAACCAGCCGAAAAGGCTACAAAAACACCACAACCATGAAAACAGAAGTAAGCACATACGAACAGGAGGCAATAGATTTCCTGAAAAAAACAAATACTACATTCGCTTGCAAATTTGTAAAACACGGCATTCACTTTCCAGGTGACAAAGAAACGAGGGATATTTACGACCTCACTTTGACGCGCGGGAAAAGATCCCAAACCTTCCGATTCGGGCAAAGCATTAACGCTTCTGGACAATATATCATAAAAGATCAATTAAGGGACAAACTGGTTCGGGAAAAAGAATTTGATGGAAAATACGCATTTACTGAACTGGAACGCAAAAAATTATTTATACCGGAGTATCTGAAAAAAGATATTTTCAAGAACCCAAATTTTAAAGAACCGGCCCCATACGACCTACTTGCCTGCCTCACAAAATACGACCCAGGGACGTTCGAAGACTTTTGTGACGAATTCGGATATGACGAAGACAGCCGTTCCGCCGAACGCGTATACAAGTCCGTTGTTGAAGAGTGGAAACAGGTGCAAAGTCTGTTCACCGACGAAGAAATAGAGCAATTGCAGGAAATTCAATAAATAACGCATTGATCAATACAAAAACACCATGAAAAACTTCACATTAATCATATCATCCGTATCGGGCGCCTTAAACGTAACCGAAAAGGTAAACATCTCCGCCGAAACCGAATTGAAAGCCATACAGCACGCTTGCATTGAACACAAGTGTTCAGTGTTCAACATTGAATCGGTAGTGGAGAATAAGCCCATAGAGTTCAAGCGCGTGGCTAGTGACCAATACGGCAATCCCCGTTACGTGTGCCACTATACAGCCTTTCAAAAGGAGGGGGAAAATATTTCCTTCGAACAGGCAGCAAAGAGAGCCAACAAACTGGGAGGTCGCAAGTTCAATAACAATCAGTACGGCGGCGGCATTGTCTTCCAATCATACAACACCCACAAGCTTGAAGAGCAGATTAACGAATTACTTAAAACATTATGATCATGGGAAAAGATTTGTTTCAATCGATTGATAGTCTTCCGGTGCCGGTTCAGGCCGTGATAGCCAAATACCGAGACCTATACGAACAAGGTGCAGATGGCTATAAGCTATTGGGAGACTTCGAAGATGAGCTCAAACCATTAGGCTACACATTCAGCTGGTATCTGGATGCGGAGCCGCACAGCCTGAGATCGATTACAAAAGAAGGGATCGCCGCGCGCATTGATGAAGAAATAAAAAACCATGCTGCCGATGATCAATATCAGGATGATGACGCGCAAAACGACATTTTCGAAGACATCAGGGATTTTCACGGCTGGGACTGGGAACAGGATGAGGACGCGCTGGACTATTTTCTGAAAGCAACGCCTGCCGAAATACTTCAATACGCCAAAGAAAAGCTTGAAAAGCTGTAAATTTAAACGATCGGCAGGACAGAGTTATTCACTTAAAAACATAACACCATGCAACATTTATTCGTGCCCTATGAACTGGCAAAACAACTGAAAGAAAAAGGATTTAATGAAATGTGCATGGCAACACATTATCATAAAGGACAAACGTTTTTAATGCACTCATCTAAAAACGATGAACCTGCTTTTTCAGAATTAAATTCTCCTGCCTGTTCTGCCCCTCTCTACCAACAGGTAGTGGATTGGTTCAGGGAGAAGCATGAACTAAGAATATCCGTAGATTTTGACAAAGCCGTTAATAAATGGTTTGGAAAAATTAACGGACCTTTAGTAAGGGACATTTTAGGCTTTACAGATGATAAAAATACTCACTACGAAGCCCTCACCAAAGCAATAGAGGAAGCGCTGAAACTTATTTAATAACCAGAATTAAACCTTAAAATCATGTCAACATCAAAACACACGCCCGGACCTTGGATTTATGATACCAATGTGGCAAAAGATTACTTTCCCGTATACACTCCAAAAGGAGCTTTGATAGCGGAAATTAATTACCCGACAAGGGTGATAACTGGACTCACCAGATCAATGACAGAAGAGGAAAGAATTGAACCGGTAGCCAACGCCAAACTAATTGCCGCCGCGCCGGATCTTTTGGAAAACCTGAAAAACATTATTTGGAGTTTTCAGGGCAAAAGTGACCTTTCTAACATGCAGAAAAAGGCCATCGAATACGCAAACGAAGCAATCAAAAAAGCACTATGAACACAACACAACTAAAAGCCGCCATAGACTGGTGGGATCGATTCGACCTCAACCTACTTGAAAAAATACTTATTGCAAAAGAACAGGCACCAATAGCCGCGCAAAAATACACGCAAGGCGTCGATGCCTTTGACGCATAGCCTCGTTTTCGAACAGGCAGACAGAAGCCCCTGTGGTGATGTGGTGTTTCCACGGGGTGCTTTCTTTCAAATCAGATGCCACACCTAAAATAAATATTCATGGAAAAGCAAAATATTATCAGCATACTGAACATAGACGCCAGTGACATACCGGCCTCATTGTACGACGAATTGTACAATAAAAAAATGTGGACATACGAGGACACAAATGATCTGGGGAGGGGGGGGCGGGGAGCACCTGTTTTCTTGCGAAGTTCTGGATCGGGAAGACAACCTTCTGTGGACACCCGAACAGGAGAAAGCGCTTTCAGTTGTTGAAGAATTGTGCGCAAAAAATGATTGTTCCTATTTTCGTGTTTTAGCGATATGATGCCATTCCAGGTAGTGATAAAAAAGAAATCCAGGCACTCCAAAGGCGCAGGATGGGATGAAAGATCAGCAATGAGGTTTTCTACGCTTCTAAAAGCTAATACTTACCAATACAATCAACGATTAAAATTGCAAAATTATGACGGACATTTTGAAATCACAGACAACTATTCCTCCTTCTCCGGAAAGCCTATTGGCCCAGATACGTATTGTTGAAGAAAACATCAGCAGACTGAAACTTTTAGTAGAAACTGGGTTCCATTTAAATAAAACAGGAGTGCCTCAATACTGCCTTCTTAAATCGAAATTGCAAATAGAAAATCTAATCACTGAATTTCAAAACATATAATGAAACCAACCATCTCTCCAGGTATAGCCTCTCTATCCGAACAGGAAGCGGGGAAAATGAAAATGCAGGAAATAATCCCCCTCATGAAAATGTTGGGATTCAGCTTCAAAATAAAGGACGTTTGTCTCAACAGAAAACCATCCTACGAAGAGACTAAGAGAAAATTTATCAACTCAGTAAAATACAACTAATACAAAAAACATGAAAAAGAAAAATACAAAAAAATCTCAGCCAGAAACAGTAAAAGGATACAAAATATTCAACCCGGACTTGACGTGCAGGGGATTTCAATATGAAATAGGCAAAGAATACAAACACGAGGGTGAATTCAAAGTATGCAATACCGGATTTCATTTTTGCTTAAAAGCTTCCGACTGCTTCAGCTATTACGCTTTCGACCCAAAAAACATTGTTTGCGAAGTTGAAGCATTGGGAGAAACGCAAACACGTGGTGATGATTCCAAAATCGCGACAAACCACATCAGAATTGTCCGCAAACGAAGGCTCTAATAATACTGGACATTCGAACAGCGGCAACTGGAACAGCGGCGACAGGAACAGCGGCGCTTTTTGCACTGATCCCGATCCGGTTTTATATCTTTTCAACAAGCCCTCAAAAATGAAGGTTCGAGAATGGGAAAATCATCGTTGCTGCCGGCTCATGGGAAACATTGACCCAACAATTTGGGTTCCATTCAGTCACATGACCGAACAGGAGAAAAAGGATCATCCAAAAGCAGAAACAACAGATGGATTCCTGCGATCAATTCCAATGAAAGAAGCGTGGGCTAATGCTTGGAATAATTTTTCTGATGAAGACAAAAATCTGTTCCCTGCCCTGGAAAACTTTGATTCAAACATTTTCTTTGAAATTACTGGCATCAGAATCTAAACCCAGTCACATGCACATAAACGACATCCAAAAGGCTTCCGCCCTCATCTCCCAGCGCGATGCACTGAAAGCAAACATCGACCACCTCCTCTCTATGGCCGAGTTGATAGTTTCCGGAAATACCTCCTGCCAGATAGCTGTGCATATCTGCGACAACGACAAAAAGCAGCAGCAGGCGGATGAGATAAGCAAGAAGGAAGCGCTGGACAGGCTGAACGACAACGATGGTCCCGTTGTATTGAGCAATCCACTGGACATGCGCAGGTTCATCCAGGAGGAACGGGAGAGAATCCGAACAGGAATGGGTCATTCTTCCACCTGCATGGACTTCCATGAGTCTTCAGACCCAGAAACAACGGTGCGCGTTATCATGGCCGTAGTGAACATCAAAAAAGAGGCTCTAAAGAACATCTACCAGGAGCTGAAGGATATGAACGTAAAGCTATCGTAAGACATGACAGATCAAAACAGAGAAACGATCATGCGTTACTGGCAGATCATGCGAGAAAGAGGCGACATGCCCAAGATAATGGCCTTTTCGAAGTCGATAGGCTTCAGCCTGAGCGACGTGACGATCTATAAAGCCTTGTGGCGGGAGCAGTGTTCGCCAGCAACATTCGAAGTGCTCATGAAGTACTACGAAACAAAGAAGATAATACCCGAACTTATTAACCAAAAAGTAGCATAACTATGAAAACAATCACCCAATTACACATGCAGGAGCAGGGATTCAGGGGATCCGAAAACCTGAATGACGAACTGAAGGACCACGTATTGGCGAACCTGAAAAAAAACCTATCTTTGGAGCAACTGGAGAACCTGCAGGAGTTTGTTAAGAAAACACACTTCCACAACAAAAACTACATCGAGCAATGAGATTGGTAATGACAGCCAGAGACAGGGAGCTGTACGACAGATTTGTCGAACAGGTGAAAACGATAATGGCTACCGAGAGCATCCATCCATCTAGCCTGGCCCACCTGGCGGGCTTGGGATACCGCACAGCAGGAAACTTCTTCACTGGCAACGCCATATCCTTGAAAAGCGCTCTCCGAATGGCCGACACCCTTGGCTATGAGGTGGTGTTCGTAAAGAGAACAGCCAGGGAGAACGAAGAGCAAAACCCGGATGTAGTGGTGAAAGTACACGGCTACAAGGAAGTGATAAAAAGCAAGAAATATTCACGTTACAAAATAAAAACCCCAGAAGAGCATGGAAAAGAACGAAAACGAGCAAGCTACAAAGAAGATCCCGAATCCTGGTTCGCCAGATATTCAAGAAGAAAGTCCGTTGACAGGGCGAACAATGATGATGATTTCCTTGGCCCTGATGGACGGGGCGATGAGATACCGTGAAGGGTACTGGCGCGAGGATGTGGAGAACTTCCGCAAGAGCCTGGAGCAGGGTGCCAACAATGAGGAGGACAATCATGCTGATCGTGGATGGAGGAGAAGGCGTCAGAAAGCTATCGACTCCATAGTGCATGACTACAAGTGCGAAGCAGAGAAGTTCAACAAGGGTGTCTATTCTCACATCGACAGCATCATCAACCAGATGGGCGGTAAGGCGAAGTTGGGCTTCGACAACTACGCCACGGGAGCCGCCAAGATGATTGAGGAATACGTAAAGGCGGGCAATACGGTAGAGATCCTTACGGTGTGCCAGCTGTACAACCAAGGCTTTATGCGGGAGGTGTTTGAGACGTTAAAGAAAAGCGAACAGGCGGAAAACATTCAGGATACTGAATAATGTTCAAGCCCCACTACGGCATATGCAGCGAATGCAAAGAACAAAGGCTACTGGTAGTTAAAAAATTACTCTGTAAAAAATGTAATCATGGAAGAAAAGAAATCAAAGACGATCCTAATTCCAAGCTGGAAGGACGTAGAGAAAGCAACAGGAGAGGAAATATCGGAAAGCACAGGAATTCAAACGACGGAATGGTTGTCTCCAGAAGAGGCTGTAGAAAAGTATGGCAAGAACCAGATAAAAACATATCCTCCAGCACTGAGCCACATTACTGGAGGAGTGGTTATAAAGCCTCGGTCTGGATCAGCGACCCAAGGCTGGGGCATTCTGGGACTGAACAAAAGAACTCCATCGGATTTCGAAGTAGCAATGGGAATGAGCATGGCAGCACAAAATCAAGACAGAACACTGGAAATAACCAGACCAGAAGGAGCAAAAAGCTGGATCATGGAGCAGGAAATGGAGGAATGGAAAAATCTACAAAACAATCTCTTGGCCTCCAGCGCATCCCCTCTTCCCCCATGGATGCGAAAAGATTTTCTCCTCACCCCAAAGGCTCTACGAAAAAAGAAGTTGCGCCAGGCAAAAAGAAAAAACCGTTACAGTACCGCAGGAAACCTACTGGCGAAGCGGAGGTCTTTAAGAAAATGTTTCAAGAGAGCCTACAAGCGCATCCAGAAGGTGTCCCATGTCGATGCTGTAAGCTCAGTTTGGGAACAGAACCCATGGCCCATTTCTTTTCCCATGTATTACCAAAGAGCACATATCCCGAGTTCAGACTCAATCCCAGAAATATATGGATCGTCTGCTTCGAATGCCATGCAAGATGGGAGAACGGCGGTAGAAATAGCCCACAATTTAACGAAAAACGAAAGGCTGCCGATCAACTTCGGCAAGAGTCCAATTTACATAGATCCAAGCCAAGTATAAACACTCAAGAGTAAGGAAAGCCAATGCCTTTTTCAAGTAGGTCGTAACCCATAAACTCAATTTTTATGAAGCAAATTGTTGCATCAATTTTGACGTTTATTTTGAATGCACTGCTCTTTTGCGTGTCATTCGTGCTATACCACTTCGAGCCCGTCAGGGATCGCGTTAAGGGTATCATGAACCACGTATCTGGCCAGGTGAGCAAAATTGTATACAGCGCGAAAGCGTGGATGTATGCAGAGAGAGCTCGCCTGCGCGTGTATATGTGGGATAGTCCACTTTCTATTCAATAATAAACATGTCGAAAATCCGGACCATCCCCAGAATATTTTGGGGATGGTTTATTTACGGGGAGATGGCGGAATGGTAGACGCGTCGATTCACTTAGGTGTGATAGGCAGGAGAAGCTTAATCGCAAAAGAGCAATACTTGATCAAGTAACTCAATCCTATGCAGGTTCGAATCCTGCTCTTCCCGCTTAAAACAAACAGCATGAAAATTTACAGTCCACTCACCCTTCGCCTCGCCGACAACAACCAACTGATGGTTGAGGCTTACACCATGCCTGAACCAATTAACAACGCCAATATGTACAATGGATTAGAACGCATACGGCATGAAAGCGAATACAACAAAGTATGGAAAAAATGGCTCGCCTCCAAAATAGAGCTGCCGGTAAATGAGGGGAGTAAAGATGAATTTGAAAAGGTAGCCAAAAAATACATCATCAATGAATTAAGCAAGCAGGCAAAAGAACCTACTGAATCCGGAATCATATTCTTTTTGTTAAAAGGCATCGACGTCTCCGAACTGGCTGACCGCATCGATGTTAGAGATGGATGTTCAGAAGGCGTCAACTGCACAGCACACAAAACAGGTAAATGCATCGGCACAATTGTGAAAAGAGCTCACCTCCTACCCGAGAAGAAAGAGGGGCAGGATCAATATAGCCTCTGGAATGATTTGTTGCAGCTCTTGTACGATAATGATTTTGAACAGCACACCTATTCTGATAAAACTATTATTGAGTTGTTAAGAGCAAAATTTACTATAACCAAAAACCCATGAACGACATATTCTGGAAAGAGCAAACCATCGACGAAGCGAAGACCTTCCTGCAAGAAAAGGCTTCCAAAGGGGTTATGTGTCCATGCTGCCATCGGTACACGAAAATTTACGAGCGCAAACTCACCAGCTCTATGGCATATGGACTCATAAGGTTGTACCTGTACGCAGAAAAAACGAATAAAATAGGTCATTACCTACATATAGAAAACATCTTCAAGGACATGGATATTACGTCTTCCATTCGGGGAGATTTTCCAAAATTGAGATTCTGGGGACTTATAGAGCCTTCTCCGGTGGAGGAAGGCCCTCATGTCCAGAATGGGGAATACCGGATAACTGAGCGCGGATTTCTATTTGTTATGGGTTCGATTTCTGTTTACAATAGCGTATGGATCTACAACAACAAGATGATCGATAAAAGCAAAAATATGGTAAACATACACCAGGCCCTCAAAAATAAGTTCAACTACCAAGAACTCATGTCCTATGCCTAAATTCGTAATAGACTTCATGCTGTTCCGCGATCGGAAGGATCCGTACTCAATACTTGCTGGTGTAATTGGATGGGCCACCTTAGTTCTTATTGCCTCCGTGTTTTCAACATTTTACTACCTATGGTGATAACGATAAATACTGACGCCTCGTTCAGCAACAAGCACCGCATAGGAGCCTTCGCCTGCTGGGTGGTGAGCAACAGATTCAAAATAAAGTTCGGCGGCATGCTCAAAAAGAAATGCGAGTCCCCAACTCACGCAGAGTGCATGGCCATCATCAATGCCCTGCATATGGTATTCCTCAATGACATGACCGGAGTGAAAATGATCATCGTCAATACCGACTCCATGAATTCCAAGCACATATTTGAAAACGACACACAGGCTATAAAGAGATACCGACTGAAGTCCTATTCTCAGCAGTTCTATGGCAGGTTCGTAAAGATGAAGATGGATGCTTTCCGGCATAACCAGAAGGTAGAGTTCCAATTCAGACACGTGAAGGCCCACCAGGATACCGACACCCCGCGCACATACATCAACGACTGGTGTGATTGCGAGGCAAAGAGGCACATGGGGCATGCTCTTGATCAATTTAAAGAAAAACAACCAACATGACAACAGAAGAGATAAGAGCCGTGATCGGCAAGGTGAAGTTCCTGGACTTCCAGATAGATGTGGAGGTGAGCCACATCATGAAGACGGTATTGGACCCTTCAGCTGAACTCACATTTCACATCAGGCACTGGGGGCCAAACAATGAAACGAGAAGGGGGCGCAGCCTTATGACATTCATCAGCGTACAGCGAGTGTGTCCAGTAGACGAAGGAGAGATTTTGGCATCTTGCTATAGAGCCTTTATGGAGAAGCTCAGACACGAAGCGTCGGAGATATTCGAGTATGATGGGAAAAGGGTTTTCAACGAGCACTTCGGGCCAGACATGACTGCCAGGTTCCCAATGATCAGTGAAATGGTTAAAACTGAAGAAGTCAAAACAACGATAAGAGGCTTTAAGATCATTGAATTTCAAGACGCGAGAGGCAACGAATGTAACATTCAAAAGTCTTCGGCAGCTATGGAGGATCGCATATGGATCGGGTCCAAAGAAATAGACCTCATGCATTTCAAAGCCGGTCAGGGATGGAAACAAGTGGATTTGATTCATACCGAAGAAGAGCACTATGTGGCCAACAACCGAATGGAGCTCAATCAGGAGCAAGTAAGAGCTATTCTTCCTGCCCTACAAAAATTTGCACAAACTGGTGATCTATGAAAACATCAACAACAAAAGAAGGAAACCGACTTATAGCCTCGTACATGGGCCTTGAGTTTAATGAAGATAGTCAGACTTTTGCATACATCGAATCAGACGTTTCCAGTTCTGATTACGGGGCCAGACTGCACGCAAAATCAGAATTTTTAGGCTATAGGACATCCTGGGACTGGCTAATGCTGGTGTGCAAAAAGATCATCGATTCCTACTATGACAACCGGCAAGAGATTTATGCGGGCTTGAACGAGATCGACCTCGAAAAGACATGGCAAGCGGTGGTTGAATTCATTGAATTCTGGAATGATCCGAAGCAACCAAAAACGATCTGGAGAAGCACCCCAGAATGGGTATTGCATTATTTCGCCACAAGAGGTCATAAAATACAGCTATGAAAACTACAGAGGCTATATTCCGGGCAACTCCCAAGAACAGCAAGCTCACCTGGCACAACATCTACGATCTGGAGCGCTTCCTCACCGAAAACGAGGGCATCGAGCTCACGATTACCATGAAGCAGACCTCAAAATTGTCGGAGAAAATACGGATGTTTAATTTCCTTTTTGGTCCCCTGCTTGAATGCGCCGTAATTGGATATACCCGCGCCGGTTACGAGGGCATGGACAAGGTGAAGGCCCGGTATAAGCTTCAGGCCGAACTCGCCAAGGGGGAGATCTACAATGCCAAAACCGGCAAGACGGAGATTTACCTGCTGGAACTGTCCGGTATGTCAAAGGCGAGATTGCTGCAGTTCATCCAGGATTGCATATTCTATCTGGAGGCGGAACTGCAGATGGAGGTCCCTGATAGCGACGCCTATAAGCTTAAAAAGCTCACCGGAAGGGAGATGAAAATCGTTAAGTAGAATCATTCTAAATTATCGACAAAATTTGTTTTTTATCCATTATTTATAGTACATTTGCATCAACAAAAAACGTTCTTTAACACATTGATAAAATGCCTCGGTAGCTCAGTTGGTAGAGCGCCGGACTGAAGATCCGGTAGCGGTGGTTCGAATCCATCCCGAGGCACAAATGCCAATGTAAGCTCAAATGGTAGAGCTCGCCCCGAACTGGTGTGCGGGTTATGGGTTCGATTCCTGTTATTGGCGCAAAATGGATAAGACGCACATTGGTAGTGCCGGAGTAATTACCGCCGAAGGCTTCAAAGCCTTCTGTATCTCAAAAGGATGCATTGTTGGTCTTGGTGCGGGTTCGAATCCCGCCTTATCCACATGAGAATTTTAACAAACACGCATTCATAATGGACACGAGAGCTGAACACATTTTCTTAGAAAATTTCTCAAGAGACACTTCATTCACTGGAAAAGAATCCGCTCTTTCTTTAATTTTCGGAGGCAATAAATACAGTCAATCTGAAATGAGAAAAAATTGGCAAGAGGGGATAAAACTTGGAATAGAAACTGGACTCAGGTGCGCCAGCTTGGAAGGACAAAAAATAGAAATAAACAGCAATGTTAAAAACCCAAAGCACAAAAAGTTTTTAGAAAAATTCTATGCACTGGCAGAAGAATATAAATGTGCCATACAGTATCATCCAGAATACGGAATATTTGTGGTAGACAGAGATTATAACAACTACGAATGAGAATTTTAACAAACAAGTACAACCTACCCGACACGCTCGCTAAAGCCTGTGCGGTGGACACGCATCGTGTGATGGGAGATTTGAGCTGCACTACACTGATCGATGCTCCCCAGATCCGCATCTTAAAACGCCTCCACAATTATGAGGAGGACGTTATCGACAACATGTATGCCCTGATGGGTACGGCGCTGCACCACATCCTGGAGCGGGCCAATATCGTCGAGGAGCGCAAGCGGGCCTTTATGCTCACCGCCGACTTCATCATGACGCAGGCCAAAAATTCTAAGGAAACGCACCCCGACCAGTCCGAAAAGCTCACCAAGCTGGGGGATTACCTATTTAAGCTCATTCCTTTTTTCTTCCCGGAGGTGGAGAGCAAGTACATCTTCGAAAAGACGCTGATGATCGAGATCGATGGCATGAAGATCTCCGGCACGTTCGACCTGTACGACAAGACCACTGGCATCCTGTACGACTACAAGTTTTGCTCCGTTTACAACTACATCTTCCCTGAGGCCAGGGACAAGTGGAAGCAGCAACTCAACATCTACGCCTATATGCTGGAACAGCATGGATATAAGGTCAATGGCATCCGGGTGGTGGCCTTCTTCCGGGACTATAATGTCCACAATTTTATGCGCAATAAGGACTACCCTACCCAGCAGGTGATGGAGATCCCCATTGACATGCGCGAACTTCCGGAGATCGAAAGCTTCATTCGTAAGAGGGTACACCTGCACATGCAAGCCGAAGCCGGGATGATGCCTCCATGCAGCGGGAAGGAGCGATGGGCGAAGGCTGATCAGTTTGCCGTAAAGGTCAAGGAGGGCAAGAAGGTCAGCAAGCGAGCAAAGGCTCTATTCGACAGCCAGGACGAGGCCAATGGGTATGTGCTGGAGCACAGGCATAAGTTCGAAGACATGTTCGTTGAATTCCGCCCAGGGGAGTCGGTGCGCTGCGAGAAATTCTGCCCGGTATCATCAATATGCCCACAGAGAAAGAAGGAACTTGAAGATCGTGAAAAACAAATACAAGAAATATGAAAAAACTAATTTTACTGACGGCTGTTATAGCCTCTCTGTCGTCCTGCGAGACGAAAAATGTCGACATATCATCCACTGACACATCAATATCCGGAAGAGAGATCAAAATTTACACCTTCGATAGCTGTGAATACGTTGGCTTCGTTATCGGATCACAGTACGATTTCTGGGCTCACAAGGGTAACTGTAAATTCTGCAAGGAGAGAAATAAAACCCAGCAGCCATGAACAACATCCTTTTTTTAGACATCGAAACGGTAGCTGAAAAACCGAGCTACGACTATCTGGACGATCGCTGGAAGGCTCTATGGCAAAAGAAATCTGGTGTTGATTCAAATTTATGGTCAGCATCTTATAAAGCAAAAGCCGCTTTGTACCCTGAATTCGCAAAAATAGTTTGCGTATCTGTTGGCAAGTTGGTTCCTGACGGATCGTTCGTAACGGAGTCCTTTGCCTCGTACGATGAATTAGAAATACTCACCCTATTCCGCATGCTTCTGGAAGAAGAGAAGTTTCAAATCCTATGCGCTCACAACGGCAAAGCATTCGATTTTCCGTTCATTGCGAAGCGCCTGACAAAATATGGGCAGAAAGTTCCAAGAATATTGAGCCAGGCAGGTAAAAAGCCATGGGAGATCACCAACATAGATACCATGGAAATGTGGAACATGGGCGTATTCGGATCAAAAACATCTCTGGATACCTTGTGTGCATTCTTCAACATCCCGAGTCCAAAAGACGAGATTGATGGCGGAGATGTTCACGGTCTGTATTACGGCGATGACCCATTCAGTAACATTAAAATAGCCACCTACTGCGAGAAAGACGTGAAAGCACTTTACGAAGTTTACAAACGAATAAATTCAAAACTATGATAAATCAATCTGAAGGTCTTAAATTCCTGAGACTTGCGCTCGAAAATTTCAAAAACATTGACCAGAAGGTCATCGAAATCGGTGGTCAATCCTTCTTTGTGATGGGCAAAAATGGCGCCGGCAAATCTTCCCTGATCCAGGCACTGATGTCCCCGATGGACACCAAAATAGTGCCTTCTGCCCCAATCAAAAAAGGGGAGGAGCGATCTACCATCTCCGTAACTATCGGAGGTACCGTGAAGGGCGAGCCCAAGCAGTATACCATCGACATGTACTTCACGCCCAAGAATCAGTCCGGCAGGATCGTGGTCACCGACCAGAATGGTGAGAACGTGAAGAGCCCGGCCACCTTCCTGAAGTCACAGATCGGCAACGTATCGTTCGATGTGATGAGATGGATGCAGGACACGAAGGCAAAGAAGCTGGAGACCATAAAAAATCTAACCGGCTGCGGCATGCAGATCGATCTTATCAATAAGGAGATCAAGGAGACGTCAGAGAAGCGCAAAACGAAGAAGGATCGCGCTGAAGAGCTGGAGGCTATATTAAACAACCACCAGTACACCCAGGAGCAGATCGACCGGTACTCCAACCCAAGGGATGTGGAAGCCATTCAGGCGGAACTGTCTGCTATTTCTGCCAACCAGAAAATCTACGATGATTTTAACATGAAAGTGGAAGGATTGAAAAATCAGATGACAATGATGTACAATCAGGCTTCAAATCACCAAAACGAGGCAGAAAGAAAAAAAGCAGAGATTGTCAGGCTGCAGGCTGAAGTTCAAGCACATGAGGACAAAATGACTGAAATTCAACAGGGAATAAACGAGTTAGACACCAAATTGTTCACTGGTCAAAACTGGCTCAATAGCAATCATCGCCCAGTAAGCGACGAGGTAGTATCTAAGCTAAACGAAGCTACTACCCACAATCTGCACTGCGCAAATATCTCCGGTCTTGCCGAGAAGCAGCGCGAGATGCTCAAATTTAAGGAGGAAGTGCTGCAGGCAGACAATGCCATCAAAAAGCTGGAGGACGACCGATCAACTCTGATCTCCAAGTCGCAGCTTCCAATCAAGGACCTCACCTTCACGGATGATGAGATTTTCTTAAATGGCATCCCGCTGGAGGAAGGGCAGGTAAATACCGCTAAATTGTTTGAGGTGGGCGTTGACGTGGCTATAGCCCTCAATCCGGGGCTGAAGACCATATTCCTTCACGATGGCTCGTTATTCGATAAGGACAACCTACGTGTGATCGTCGATAAGATCGAATCCAGGGGCTACCAAGCGATCATTGAGGTCGTAGCGGAGAATGACGATGTAGAGGTTAAATTTACAGAGGAGGAATTAAAATAAGGAAATGTGGATTATACCAAATACTCACCCGCTGTACTCAGCCTTTGCCCAGGAATGCGTGGACTCGAAAGAGGCGTTGAAAGAGCATTTACCCGACTTGGTTGGAAGCAGCCAACAACCGCAGCTTATGTGGAAATCGAAGCCTTCATCATCTGGAACCTGGTTAAGCAGATGGAGCAGGGTGTACTGGATCCCGCACCTATTCACTCGAACATTAAAACCTTCCCTTGGGAAATCCTTCGAGGAAAAATTGACTTCATATTTGGCGGATACCCCTGCCAGCCGTTTAGTGTCGCCGGTAAATTGGGAGGAACAGAAGACCCAAGGCATCTATGGCCTTACATCAAATCAGGAATCGAAACAATTAAACCTGTGGGATGCTTTTTTGAGAACGTCAGAAACCACCTTAACATCGGATACGAGCAAGTCAAAACAGAACTGGAAGAGCTTGGTTACCGAGTTGAGCAGGGAATCTATTCAGCGGAAGAAGTTGGCGCGCCTCACAAGAGAGACAGGTTGTTTATTCTCGCAATCTTGGCCGACACCTACACTAATGATTCAGGAAACGAGCTTGGAAATATTTCAAGCGAGAGCAAAGAGATTAAAAGAGAGGAACAACGGACGGAACGGAACCAAGCGCTCTGGCAACGGGGCAGGAATGAATCTAGGAGTTGCAGTAAACAAATGGAGCACTCCAGTTTCGCGGGATTACAGGAGTCCGGATATAGTAACGTCGGGGAATTTTCAGAGGAAGAAAGAAAAGGGCTGGACGATAGACCTAAACAGTCAGGTGATGAACTGGCCCACTCCGGTTGCATCGGACGATGGCCGGAAAGTCACGAAAGCATCGAACCAAAATTCATTGATAAAGGCTACGTGTGGCCCTCTAAACCAGGACAAGAACAGTTCGGGTGGGAATATCCTCGTACTGAATCCCGCGTGGGTTTTACAGTTGATGGGTACAACTTTAGAGAAGACCTTTTGCGAATGGCAGGGAATGGAGTTGTTGAACAAACCGCAGAATTAGCATTTTTAGATTTATTGAAAAAACATTTATGGACATCCAATTAATTGACGACAGGACCGTGAGGTTCCAAAAAAAGCTGTGGGCGGAGTCGGAGATCATCCTTGCCAAGTGCTTTGGCTTTGAGATAGACATTGACAGCGGGCGCATGCATGCCAACCTGGCCATGACCTCCAAAAAGTCTCTCTTCGAATTTATCCGCATAGCCTTCAAAAATTTCAGCGAGTCTCCCACAGAGACGGAGCGCCGGAACATGTTCTTTGGAGAAGTGCAGGGATGTTACGATCAGATCGATTATCAGGCCGATCTCCAGATAAAGCCTCGTCTTCCGTATTACGACAGTTTTTACGATCACCAGAAGCAGGGATTGCGGGAAGTGTTTTACAAAAAACACAACTTTTTGGCCTACGAAATGGGTCTTGGAAAATCGTTGACAAGTGCTTCCATATCCAGAGTATTCCAAATACCACGAACAGTAATCGTGTGCCCGGCCGCCGTAAAGTGGAACTGGTATCGGGACCTGGTAAAGTTTGGGTATAACGAGCTTTACTTTACTATCCTTGACTCATCGAAGTACAAGACCGTTCGTGCCTTCAACGAGCGCTTTGTGATCATCAACTACGACATGTTGCCGAACTTTGAAAAGGAGCTCTGTAAACTTCCGGTAGGCCACTTCATCTTGGATGAGGCTCACTATCTGAAGAACCACAATTCGGCCCGCTACAAGAACCTGAAGAAGGTAATCGACCAGCACACCGACCCGAGGATTACCTTTCTCTCTGGCACGCCAATCACCAACCGGGTGAATGACGTATTCGCCTACCTGAAACTCATCGGCCACGAGCTGGGGCAGTCCCATAAAAAGTTTCTTGACGAATACACCATAAAGACCACCAACAGAGGAGGGGAGCGCGTAACTGGCGGAAGGAATCTGCAGGACCTGCACATAAAGCTCTCCAACTTCATGATCCGCAAGACCAAGGAGGAATGCCTGGATCTGCCTGGAAAGATCTTCATGTCCTACCGGTTTGAGATGGATGACTACCGCGATGAGTACAACAAGATCATCGAGGAGATGTCAAAAAACAAGGACATATCCTCCCTGACGGGCAACATACACTCTTTAAACATCATAACCTCCAAAGCCAAGATACATGGCATAAAGGAGCTTGCAGAGACGATTCTGGAGACTGGAAAGAAAGTTGTCATCTTTGGTAGCTACAAGGAGCCTCTGAACGAGCTGGAGGCCTATTTTGGTAAGAAGTGCGTAAAGATCGATGGATCTGTAGATTCCTGGATGCGCGATCAGCTGGTGCAGCGCTTCCATAACGATCCGGAGGTTACCGTGTTCCTTGGGAACATGAAAGCCGCAGGCGTAGGTATAAACCTCACCAATGCATCGGATGTCATATACCTGAACTTCCCTCTGAGCCCTGCAGACCTGTACCAAAGCATGGACCGCCTTGACAGGATCGGGCAGGTATCGTGTGTGAATGTACACTACACCTTCTGCGAGGACAGCATCGATGACGATATCTATGATCTGATCGTGGACAAGGAGAAGGACATTGTAGCGCTGATCGACCAGGGCAGGGAGGTTATGTTCCGGGAGAATATTGTGGAGACGCTGATGAAAAAGATTTTCAACAGGGGAAGTGAGGAGCAAATAATTGGTGAAATCGTTACACCGGAGTGGGAAAATGTTCCCGAAACGGTGAAGGCTACTATCTCTGTAGAGCCTTCTGTTGTTCCGAAAGAAGAGAACATTTTTGCCCAAAAGCTTCGGGAATCTGAATCTAAAGGCACATCAATTCAATCCCTAACCCCACCAGATCTGTAACATATGGCCAAAAAATCATTGCTCAGTGAATCACCCTGGACGATGAGCAGGAAGCAGTTTAGTGAGTTCATACCGGTAACCGAGCTTAACAGAAAGAACGCCATTGTGCAGGGCAGGATCATATACGTGATAAGTGAGATGGGTAAAGTGATCACATACCGGGGATTCAAGGTCATAGATCCTTGTTTTGACAAGGGAAGGTGGAGGATCGATCATCTTCCTTTTGCAAAGAATGTGCCAGGAAAAGCGTTCGAAACGTACATTTTTACTGGAGTGGATCGCAATGACTGGGCAAAAGACTGGAAGGCTATAATCGATAAAGGCATCAAAGAGAAGGAACTTTTTATAAAGCCTTCTGATCCAATAATTCAATACTTTAAAATTTAACAACCATGACACTACAACAACTGATCGAGGAGATCAAAGCAGGGAAATTAACAGTCTCTTTTGAAATTGAGGGAATTATTGCGCACGAACTATCACTAGAAGAATGGGAATATATTCCAGGGAATAATAGGCTTGAAAAAGCCGCTCACCTCCTATCGGAGCACGGGCCAAGAATTGATTGGGAAAAAGACAATTATTTTTTTTCCATAAAAACCCAAAAGCCAATCACATCCGACGACATTGAACCGGAGAATTACAAAACAAATCTTAGCGATTTGAATAAAAAAGAAATAACCATACCAGCCGGAACCGTGAAGAAGGGAGATGTTGTGTCTATTTCCACGATACACAATAAAGCCCCAAATCCTTTGACGGCGGAGGAATCAAACGCTTACAAATATTTACAGGATAATTCTGAAAGAGGATTTTGGATCAAAGAACAATTGAAAGAGTTTGCCATTGGGTATGCGGTCAGAAAACACGAAGAACTATCATCCCAGCAGAACGCGGAGTTGAAGAAAGATAATGAATCGTTCCAGAAATTTAAAGAAAGATGCAATGGCCTCGATCCTATAAAGGTAATCGAAGTCGCAGCGAAACATAGTTCTTTTGAACTAATACTGGAACACGTCATGCGCTCCATCGAGATCGAATCCCTTCGGAAGAAGTCAGCCGAAATGATGCGCATACTGGAACTATGGGAGGTTGCCACAAGAGGCGTTAATATTCCGGATGAGATGAATGATATTGAATTCTTTGCCGCAGACAAAGCAACGGATCAATTTTTCAAATCACTCACCGGCGACAAAGAGAAGGGAGTGAACAATGAGTAAGGTTATTCACTTGTATCGAAACAAACACCTTGTCCATTGTGGAAGAAAAAACAAATTCAAAACAGGCAAATCGACTGACATAAAAAACGTGACATGCAAGACTTGCCTAAAGGTTACGAAATCACCAATGTTTAAAATAGAATACTCAATATGACCCTACATCCACCCATTCAAATCCGCCTCGCCGACAACCAACTGATGGTTTCGGTTTATACGAAAGAGAAGCCAGATCCTGATAAATATTCTGATCCAATGGATTTAGCTGATGATTTTATTGAATGGGAAAATTCCAAAATAGAGCTGCCTATTAGTGAGGGGAGTAAAGAGGCTTTCGAAGATGCAATATTCCCGATAGGTAGGCGCATAATGGAGAAAGAGGATATTACCTGGAGCCAATGTAAAGAGAGAGGATTTGACATCTCCGAGCTGGCAGATAGGATTTCATGGATCTACGAGTGCGACATGAAAGATCATTGTGATCCTAAAAATTGGCAATTGTGTTCAGAATGCACAATGGAAAGGAAGGTTGTCACCTTCCTACCAGAGAAGGAAGAGGGGCAGGATGAGTTGTGGAAACAGTTAATTCAGATGGCAAACGACACTGAATGGACAGAAGAACAAAGGGTTGAGCAATTAAATAAAGTATTCACAATTAACAAAAAGAAGTAAGATGGAAATAAGAATACAAATCGATTGCGAGACAATACAGGAGTTTGAGGCACATTTGCATATGTTGCAGGTTCAGATTCAAGATAAGGCAAAGCAATTAAATCTTGACCCCTTAAAAGATGAATTCGATAGCGATGTCGAAAAAGATCTTTATGATGATAATTGCTATGGAACGCATTACGTCACTATACAAAACGATGGCGACACGGAAGAAGCTCAAAGACATTTTTTGAATTTCATTGATAGCGAAGAGCATGGAGAAAATCCAGATGCAGAATTCTTATGGGACTTTTGCTTTTTAAAACGTGAAATTTTACCACCTAAATATTAACCCATGACTAACAACAAAACACCGCTGGAAGAAGCGGCAGAGAAACAACTTAAAGAAAGTTTTTCAGGAATAGTTTATCCTTTCATTGGAAGCTCTATGCTTACAAACACAGATGAGCCAGAAGCTATTGAAAAGAACACGCAAATCTGCTTAGATTTAGCAGTTAAATTCGCAACTTCGGAACCCGTTCGCCAATACTGGCAACAACAGAACCGGGTGGATGTGGATAAAGCCGTTGAATCCATCATATATTCTTTGGATAATCGAAATGGTTTTGAGTTCAACAATGTGGATGAAGACATTTTGACTGAAATAAAACAGGAAATGTCAAGCATCATAAATTCACACCTGCAACAACGACAGGGGGATGGGTGGATAAGCACAAATGATGGTTATCCTGTTTTGCCGCCCGGTCACAAGCTAAAACCATATTACGTAAACGTATCAATTGATAAACAGGACGACGTGATACTTTTGGCTGAATGGTCAACTATTGAAAATGCTTTTGTATACTTCGGAACAAAAATAACAAAGAGTGTTACACATTACATGGAGCCCGTATTTCCCCAACCACCAAAGCAGAAGGAGGGGGAAGGTGAGAAATGAAGATATACAATGGGGCAATGTTTATTGGTACCAGGTATCAATGTTTGTAAAAGGAGAAGACGAATCAAGGCAAGCAAAAGACGTTCGTTTGCCAGCAAGAGCGGTAGGAACAGATAATTATACGGACTCAACCACAATCCAATACTTAAATCCTTCGTCGGCTCAAATAGAATATCTGATAGTAAAGAACAGTAGATTGTTTGATAGTCCATTATGAAACCAACTAACCCCAAACCCCTCCGCGTCCGCTGCACCGATTGCAAACAGCAATTCGTTCTACCCTCTCCCGAATGTAACGGCATAGGACAGCCTTACAGGTGTAGTGAGTGCGGGAAGAGATTGATAATTAATAAAAACCAAAAACAGTAAATTATGATTCCTGAATACATGATAGACTTTGCAAAGCAATTGGAGATTTACATTAACTCTGATTACTACAAAGATCAAATTTCAATTGGCGCATTCTCAACCCGGTTTAGAAAATTCTTTTTAGAAAATGAAAGAGCAAAAGACCTGCTGTTTATGATTGATGTTCTTAACGGCGAAACGGAAGAGAAAAATAAATGCCTGGATCTGCTCGAAAGTATATCAAATGGTTTTCAGTGGCGTATAGATAATGAGCCTGAAACAATTGATAAAGGCGACTTTGATATGATGCTTGAAGTAAATGATTGCTTGCGTGAAAACGGACGGCTAAAAGAAGAATAATAAACACAAAACCCCTCCCGAGGGTATCGGGGAGAGAATATGAAAATACGTATTGATAGAGAATTGTTTCTGGCAAAGCTCCAGAAAGCAATAAAATTCGTTCCCAGCAAGGCAATGCTTCCGGCATTCCTCAATTTTAAACTCACCGTGCGCGATGGCGTTATGGAGATCATCGGTAGCGATCAGAACAACCAGGTGAAAGTGTACTGCCCCGTTTCTTCTAAGGACACCGGATCCGTGTGCCTTCCGGCAAAGCTCCTTCTGAAGACCATCTCCCTATTCCGGGAGAATGAGGTGCAGATCACACAGAAAAACGAAAAGAAGGTTGAGCTGAAGTGCGGCAAGTCCAAGTACAACATCGGCATTGACTGCATGCCGGATGACTACCCGGTTATGGAAGTGCGCAATATCACCTCCGACATCAACATGAACCAGTTCTTCCTCAACTCTGCCGTAAAGATAGCCGAGAAGTTCGTCGATGAGGACTGCAAATATGCCAACCTCATAGGCATAAAGATCGAGGAGGTAGGAAACAGGATCATCTTCACCGGGGCTCACCAGGTAGGCATGAGCAGGGTATCGATAAAGCCTATCTCAAACACCCGGTGGGGCATAATCGTTCTGCTGGCTGAAACTGCCAACAAGGTCATGACGCTCCTCGAAGACCAGGGAGAGATCACCGTAGCCCACAACGTAGAAAAGATAAAGTTCATAGCCGGCTCAGGCTCCGACATGTTCGAAGTGTCGGCGGTGACATCGGCAGTGAAGTTCCCAAACACAGAAACCTTCTTTTCCTCCAGGCCCGACAAGTTCGTTGTCATAAACACCGAAGAGTTCAAGACCGCCGTTAAGCGCCTCATGCTATATTCATCCAGCGAAGAATCCACATTCTTCACCATGTCTTCGGATGGCGGCACGGACCTTACCCTGGTGTCGTCCGACAACAACCTGGACAGAGATGGGGAAGAGATCATGACCATCGTGAACAATGGCGGCATATCCTTCAACAAGAGCTTCAGTTCGGATACCATGCTGCAGATCCTGAACAATATCGATGAGCAGGAGTTCCTGTTCATGATTCCAGAAGAAACAAACATGCCATACCCGATAGTGCCAAAGATCGACGAGGGCAGAGAAGAGATGCTAAGCTTTCTTATAACCGGTCACAGATCCTGACATGGACAACAAAATACTACATGGGGACTGCCTAAACATCATGAAGGATATAGCCTCTCGTTCCGTCAGGATGATATTTGTTGACTTCCCATATGGATCAACGAACGCAAGGTGGGATATGCCAATAGATCTTATAAAATGGTGGAAGGAAGCGGAAAGAGTGCTTTTCGACAATGGCGTTGTTGTCGCTACGGCCCAGGTTCCATTCGGAATTCATCTTGGTGCATCAAGACTAAAATATTTGAGGTATGAATGGATATGGGAAAAGACAAACGCCACCGGACATTTAAATGCAAGAAGAATGCCAATGAAAGCTCACGAAAATGCTCTTGTGTTTTACAAAAAACTCCCAATTTATAATCCACAAAAAACAACCGGACACGAGCGAAAAGTATCTCTTAAAAAGCACCAGGTATCTTCAAAAAAAACAGAAATATATGGTAATTTTGAATTTGAGGGATATGACTCCACTGAGCGTTTTCCAAGAAGCGTATTAAAATTCCCATCGGATAAGCAAAAGACAATGCTACATCCAACCCAAAAACCAGTCTCCCTGGTAGAATACTTCATAAAGACATACTCCAACGAAGGCGATACTATTTTGGATCCATGCGCCGGATCGGGAACAACTGGCGTGGCAGCTAAAAATACAGGTAGAAAGTTCATCTTGATTGAAAAAGATGAGCATTATTTTGAAATTTGTAAAAAAAGAATAGCTGATATATGATCATATCCCTCTACGAAAACACCTTCTCGAAAGAATACGTCAATGTGCAGGCTCCGGAGCTCATGCAGGCCATACTCATGGGCAAGTGGCAGCAGGATGTGGAGTACCTGCGCTCCCTTGACGAGAAGATCTACAAAACAGAAAAAACGAAGCTATACGCCTGCACTTGGTCTGGCACCTTCACCGAACGAATTGACAAAGGCTTGGAGCTATACTCCGGCCTTGTATGTCTGGACATCGACAATCTCAACCCATCGTCGATTGACCACATGAAATCGAGCCTTTCCCAGGATGAGTATGTAAAGTACGCCTTTACATCTCCTTCAGGGAAGGGCATAAAAATTGTCGTCCAGGTAAACACCGGGCCGGATGATCACCTTAGCGCCTTCCTGCACCTGCAGCGCACCTTCGAAGAGAAGTACTGCTTCAAGGTTGATGACTCCGGGAAGAACATCTCCCGCCTGTGTTACGTGTCATGGGACGACCGGGCAATAATTAAGGAGTCCCAAATATTCCAGGTGGACACAAAGTACGGCAAGGTGGGCACCTACGTCATGCCGGCAGGCCTGGCAAATGGAACAGCCGTAAACGACAACAAACGGATTTTTGACCTGTGCCTGAAATGGGTGAACAGAACGAAGCAATACGTCTCCGGGCAGCGCAACGTGTATGTGCATGCCGTAGCATGTGCCCTCAACCGGTGCGGGATGAACATGAGCGATGCGGAGTTCCTGCTCTGTAATGAGTTCAACGACCTGGAGCAGAAGGAGGTCATGATGTGCTGCAAGTCGGCCTACTTTCGCAATGCCGGGGAGCACGGCAGTGTAGAAGTGAAAGATATCGGAGGACTGGAAGACTTCATTGCCCCTCCGTACATTGCCAACTATACGGATGATGTTGTGAAGAACGATCTCATGCGCATCACGGGCATGCTGTTCCACCACAATGTTCCCAAGCAGGAGATACAGGACCTGGTGGTAAAGATCGCAAAGTATTACAAGTCGGAGGGCATGATAGACTTTGACCGGGCTACACTGAAGGATCTCATGAATGAGGCGGTGAGGGTGCTGAACCAGAATATAGCCTCTGCGTCGGAGAAGAACGCCCTGGAATACGAAACTGCCGAAGATATGGGCATGAGCCTGCTGATGTCTGCCGCTGGAGCTGATGCCATAAAAACGGGCATCCGGTCGATCGACGAGGCTATCATGGGCGGCATGGTGCCTGGCACATTCCTGGGCATCATTGGCTTCGGTGGTACATTCAAGAGTATCCTGTCCATGTACATTGCTTATATCAACGCCATGAACGGCGTTCCGTCTCTGTATTTCAATGGTGAGATGTCCAAGTTGCAGTACTATGAGAGGCTTGCCCTGATGACGCTTAACATCATCTGGAGGAAGGCTGTAGAGACCGGAGAGATACACTCCGGAAACATATCGGAGATAATCGCCCGGATGATGGAGAAGGTAAAGCGGAACCTGATCGTTTATAACGGCTCCAGCTTCAACGAGGCCAACATCATATCCACCATTGAAAAGGTGGAGGCCAAAGAGGGGAAGAAGATACGCCTGGTGCTGATCGATGGCATCACACAGATGGATGCCAAGGGCCGGGAGGAGATCCCTGCTGCCATCATGAACTCCGGCATATGCAAGGAGGTGGCCAAGAAGACCAATACCGTTGTTTTGGGTCTGCTGCACGTATCCGGACCGGTAGACAAGACCCACCGGGATACCGGGGAGAAAGTTCGGGGAGGACAGAAGATCATAGCAAACATGGATGGATATTTTTCTACCTCCCTGCTGATCGACCGGGAGAAAACGGAGGCCCTGGAGAATGATTCCGATATAGCCTTCCTGGAGGGGAAGATGTACCTTCGCTACACAGACAAGAGGAGCGGCTTTGGCGTCACCAGTGTGATCGTCGATGTGCAGGATAACCTACACCTGCGGGAGGAGATTTGTGATCCCAATAGTTATGAAGTAAAAATAAATAAGAGACGATGAAAAGAAGACTTCTAAAAACAAAATGGCTCTGGATAAAGCGCCACGAATGGCACGGAGGCAATATTTACACCAGATATACTCACGCAATATATCGCTCATACGAATTCTTTTACCCTTGGGGTATAACCAGAGATTTTGTAGTAAAAAATGTAATTTAAGCCCATGAAAAAACAACAAGACCTGTTCAGTACTGAAGAGTACAAAAAGACCTTTGTGAAAAACAAAAAAGTGAAGGAGGAGAGCATCCAGCTGCAGGTGTGCGACTACCTACGAAAGAACTACCCGAATGTAATTTTCACATGCGATCTGGCTTCCGGGTTGAAGCTTCCGATATGGATCGCTGCCAAGCACAAAAAGATGCGATCGTCGAGGGGGCTGCCGGACCTGTTTATTGCTCACGTCAGGTTAAAACTAAAATCAATGGGAGACAGTGAACATGAACATGTAACCGGCCTATTCATAGAGCTCAAAAAAGATTCGGCCAGGCTCAAAAACGGTGGTATCGCCAAGTCGGATCACCATGACGAGCAGGAGGCTATATTGTCCAGACTACGGCAGCAGGGATACAGAGCAGAATTTGCCTGTGGGTACGAAGAGGCCGTGAAGCTCATCGATGAGTACCTATCATAAATTATTCGATATTTTTTGCAAAATTCCGAACAAAAAGTATATTTGCATCAAATACTTCAACTTATGAGCGCAAGCGATGTTCAATTTATCGGCATAAAGCGGATTACCCGCGACAAGGATCAGAAAAAAGTGGTACGCGATGAAACGATCCGGATCAAGGACATCAAAAGCTTTCGCCCATGGCACAAAACGGAGAAGGATGCCGAGATCCCTGGGGACATCACCCTTATTGTTTCTGACAGCATAGATCAGGAGGAAGTTACCGGTAAAGTTGACAAGGTGACTACCATACTGATCAGTGAGGGATACAAGTCCTTCGAGGAGCGCCTGGGGTCTGTTGTAGTTATCCGGTAATGCCTCTCCTGGACATATACCTGGGCAGCAAGGAGGTCAAGAAAATGCTGGTAGCTCGATCAGCAGAATTTGAGATTCCATTCCGGTATGTGTGTGAGGAGATAGGCGTAGACTACATGCATTTCATGTCGAGCTACATAAATGCCATTGAAGCCACAAAGGACCCTATAACAGAGAAGCAGTTCGAGAAGATGCTAGAAATATTCGGGATAGAGGTAAGAACGGTGTTTGTGATCGACAAGGACTACAACGGGGAGGCGATGAGGCTGCACCTGAAGTCGAAGTATGACAGAGAGAAAATAGAAAAGAGACTACGTAAACATGGAAAAGAGACGGGAATTATTACCGATATTGAACAAGGCGATCATAGCGTTGACGAACATGACCCCGGAGGCATCGAATTTGGAGTATCATAATAATGATAAGCTGTCGAGGGCCCTGAAGCAGAAGATCGTAAAATTCAAGGCTGAAGAGCTCGCTGATCTTTTCAGTGCCGTGCAAGAAATTAGAGCAGACATAAATAAAGTAAAAATCACCAAAAAACAACAGAAAAATGAATCAACAGAGACAGTACACTGAAGTGACAGGTGGATCCAACAATGAGCGTTGGGAGCCACAAAAAAGCAACATGCCTATCGATCCTAATAATCCTCCCATGCTGGAAGGATATTACAAAAGGCAGAGGGAGCAAAATGGAGCGAATGGACCATTCCTGGTACACGAAATCGCAACAGTAAACCCAGACGGCAGTCTTGGAGAAGATCTGGACCTGTCGGGCGGAATGGCATTGGACAGCACAATGGAGCAGATCAGCATTGGATCATTTGTATGCATCCAGTATCTTGGCAAAAAGCCTTCAAAAACTCCAGGCCGTTCCTACCACAACTGGAAAGTGTTCAAGGACGACAATGCGATCCCATACCAGAAACTTGCCGGCATGGGGCAATCTCAAGCATCAACACAGGCTCCAGTTAATAAGCCGCAGCAGGGCAATACGCAAGGCAATTTTCAACAAAACTCCGGGCAAAATCAAAACTGGAACAACAACCCCAATCACCAGGCAAATCAGCGCCAGCAGGTGAACAATCCTCAACAAAACACTGGCAATTTCAATCAGAATTACCAGGGCCAAAACTTCAACCAGACTGGCCAAAATTTTGGCAACGGGCAAAATACCGGATACCAAAATACTGGAGCCCGACAGGGAATGAACCAGGGCCAACAAAACAATGGGGTGCACGGCGATCCTTTTCAGGACGATTTGCCCTTTTGATGTGTATCACGCAATAAAAACCATGGCGGTTTAAAAAGGTAGGAAGTGTATCTCAGCTGGTTAGAGGGTCCGCATCAGGAAACTGAAAAGAGCGGTAAGCGGCCGAATGAAAACAGGCTACATGCGCGGGTTCGACTCCCGCCACTTCCACAATTTCAAAATACTATGCAACCAGTAAAATATCTGAAAATAGATTCTTTTGACACTGAGGACACGAACGCACTGTTCGAAGCAATGTGTGTCAATATCGCGCACCTAACTCCATTTGAAGGGAAATGCCGGATCCTGGATATATCAGGCAGCAAAGAAAAGATCGATGCTTATAAAGCCTCTCTGGCGGATGTTCTGAAGTTCGTGAAGAAGTATGACATAAAGTTCGACTTCAAGGTCACCTATGTGTCAACGAATCCGGCTGACGAAAAAAAAAAGCCGATTCCCAATTTTTCGGCGGGCTTATCAGAAGATTACTCAAAGGTTTTCATGAGAGAGCAGGCCGAGGACATAAAGGATCCAGAATTGAAGGAAACATCCCGACCGGTCAAGCCAGTGATTGCCGATCCGCCTCCATCCATCAAGATGGACCTCAATAACCTGCCGGAACCACCGGCACTATAAAAAAAGGAGGGCTAATACCCTCCTCCTAATTTTGGTGCTTCTGCTCCTGGTGCAGATTTCGTATGGCAGAGCTTCCAGAGTTCCTTGAACCGATCAAAGGCTTTATCCAGGCCATCTTCATCTCCGTCAAAGTCGTAAACTTCCTTTTTGTACTGGTAATCAGTATTTTCGTACTTACCGGTGCCATTCTTTGTTTGGATGTCGTAGGAGATGATCACTCCATTGTCTGCCGGCTCCATTCTGAGACAGCTGTACTTCGTTGTTGCCATATAGGTTATATTTTAAATATTAAGGGAGCCAGGCGTTTATATCGGCTATAGCCTGGTTTAGGCTGGCGAGTGTTCCCTGGTTCCAGGTAGGCTTGTTCGATACATCCTGCAGTTCAATGTTGAATTTGCGATCGCCTGTTGCCAGAATCTCAATGATGGTAATTGTTGGGTATGGATAGATCCATTCCCCTGGGTATGATCTTGGCTGACTGTCACCTTCTGCAACAGCTGTGTCGCCGGTTATTGTAAGCACAAGATCGTTTGCCGGCGAAGCTCCGCCAAGGTCGGTACCCAAAATGGTAATGGTATCACCCACCTGGTACCCGGTGCCTGCGGTTACAACGGTCACGGTATCATACACGCCCGTCGCGTCCGTCACATCAAAAGTGGCACCTGTTCCTGATCCGCTGGTTGTTCCTGATACGCCGTTCCATGTTCCAGGGCCCGCAGATGTGCCTGCCTTGGAAAATGAACCATTAATGGTCAGGTCTTCTCCGTCTTCAAATTGGCCCACAACATCGTTGAGTTCAAATCCACCAGTTCCAATGAAACCTGCTATTGTTCCGGTTGCTCCGGATGTAACTCCAGTAACAGTGTCTCCGATAGATGCCGGAGAAGATATTGATGAATAAAACAGATCTGCATTGGAAGGCTTCTTGTTGAATTTCACAGGATATACGCCAACGATCTCACCCATAGGTATGAGTTCGGTGCTATTGCTTCCTGTTGGGTCTGGCGTGACCTCCATTGCGGTGGCTCCCAGAATTATGGTAACTGTTTTTGACATAACGCAAATGTAGTGAATTTTCGATTAAAATGGCCAAATGATCTCCTGACCAGTGTTATAAACAATGGAAGCGGATCCAGAAGTAGCTGTTTGGATCCGTACCAGTGCATTACCAGGAATAGATCCGGTAAGCTGTGTGGTTTGACCATCGTTGAGCTGCACAGTAACCGTCAATGTAACAGAATTAGAATTTCCTATCTGCGGAATACTTATCCAGCTGCTCCCACCATTAGTACTGTATTGAAGAGTTGCTGTAGCTGATGAAGTGCCTGCAAGCAGCGGATTCGTTGATGTGCAGGAAATAGAATAGCATACAGTCTGAAATTTTGTCGTTGAAATTGTATAATTACTATTCAGTGTCCTGCTAACGTTGTTGTTGATAGTTGGCGCCGCAATCGATATTGTATAGTTTGGAGCAGATCCTGTAATCGTAATTCCATTTCCAGCTGTAAAATTAGCATTACTTCCGTCTGCACCGGCAGGTCCAACTGGCCCCTGCGGTCCAGTTGCTCCGGTAGGCCCCGTCGAACCAGGCATTCCCTGCGGTCCCTGATCCCCTTGTGGACCAGTAGCACCGGTGGCACCCGTTGGGCCAGTAGGACCTTGTGGTCCAGGATTTGATGAAGCATAAGCTCGTAATATAGATAATGAGTCATTAAGTCCAGACACGTCCGATGTTTTCAGGTTTACCGGACGCAGGATACCGTATTTGTCGGCTGCAATTACCCGGTAGTTCTCGGTTAAATAGGAACTCGTTGAATCTAGCGGAAAGATCCTGAAATACGTGGTGTCGAACTTTATGATCGTATCGAAAAAAGGATCTTCGAATCCTACCATCTGGTAAGAGTGGTGGATGTTTCCTGACCACAGCGGATTATCGTTAACTAAGTACCAATCGGATGAAGTGATTTGCGCTCTGATCAGGGTAGTCAGGAGCATGAACGTAAGGACGATTTTTGTTTTCATGATTATTTTATTTTTGGATTTTCGATTTAATGCTCTCTACGGTGCTGCAGATAACGCCGTTTATTTTCGTGTCACCCGCTAAAAACAGCTTATACTCTCCGCTCAGTATGATGTGTAGGCTTAGGATATCGATCTCTTCTATTCCATCGAAAGAATACTCCTTGCCTTTGTACAATACCGTTCCGTTTTTCTTTTCTAGTTCTTGCATATAATCAATATTTTTTTCTGTTCATGATCGATGCTCCTTTTATAAACAGTGTATCGGATGCGCTACCAAGCTGTCCAGCAAATATGATGTAATTAATTACCGTTGGATCGATTGTAATGTTAGAGCCGTTGGAAGAGGATATAACCACCTCCTGCAAGTTGTTCGTTGTGGTGGAACCATATCCGTACAAATTGGTTGCACTTGTCATGTAATACGTACGCTGCCCGAACATATACAGGTTAGTAGAAGCTATACCCGTTACACCTCCTATTAATGTTGCTCCGGAAAGGCTATTTACAGTATTGATATATACACGCACCGCCATAGTGCCAGCCGTGCCGGTCTTGTCAACTATACACTCCCATCTGAACGAGTCATTGATACCTAATGTATTAGCTGGAATTGTAAGAGGGTTTGCAAATGCTGTTGACGAGGTTGTTCCTGTTACACTCCCTATGTCAGTTCTTTGATCTATGATATAAGTAACACTTGCGCTGGTTATCTTTGACCAGGCAAGGGATGTTATCCATGATGGGTTTGCGTAGGAGCCTGCCAAGGCCACGAATGTGGATGCCGCGTTAGTGATGGTGAGGTATGTTGAAGCGGCGGTAGAGGCGAGCAAATAGCCTAGGCCCGTTACATATGAAACCACAGCAGACCATACAGGGAACTTCGTAGTGCTGCCAGAGTCGGAAGTGGAGGTTGATTTGTTTGATGAGTCTTCTTTTGTATTCCACTGCGTTGAGTTTTTGAGTGTAGCTGATGTAACGAACTCATCTGTATTCGTTCCGGAGTTTACAGTAGCCTGTGATGCCTGATATGGAACCTCACTGTACGTATAAGATGTTCCGTTATCGTAGTAGTATCCTTTACCGTAATATGTGCCACCAAAAAGACCACCTACCCATTTTGTTCCTTGAGATGCAAGGACAATATAAGTCTGCCCAGGTGCAGTTCCAGCTGGGGGAAGCGCAGAGTAATTAGCAACTTCTATTGGGGCTGTTCCGGTGCCTCCTTCTCCACCACCTAAAGGCATGTTATGCTAATTTTTCGATTGTTGTACGAACGTTGAGATTTCCCGAATACCTGTATCCTATACGATCTGTGCCATTTGTCCTTCCGATAATCACATTTGCCGAAGCCGCATCAGAAACGAGATTGTTAGCCACAGCACCCCCTATTGCAGTGTGAGAAAATGTTTGTTGTAATCCTGCTTCTGGAGTAAAAAACACTTCATGAGGCTTTGGAAGATTTACAATCTTAGATATAGTTTGACCAGTGTTATTTATCAGGAGAAAATTTCCAACATAATTAAGAGTTGTTGGTATTGTCAACACTCCAGCGGCAAAATCAGTAGACATATTTAATTCTCCTGGAAAATTTGAATATACCGTGCTTATTTTATTGTCAGAATAAGACAATGATCCGGAAATAGTAATTGTATAATCCTGTGAGAATGAAAGGCCTTCGTGAGCACCAGTTCCATCAAATGTAACTTGAGACTGATTATTAAAATCAGAAGATACGAGTGACCCACTGTGCTTATTTGTAAAGTTAATTCCTCCACTTGATGAATTAAACACCTTAGATATTGTTCCTCTTTGATTTATGCAAGAGATTGATCCATAATAATCTTTGACTCCTCTTGCTTCATTATTACCCCACTGAAAGTTTTCAATGTTCACGTATATCTCATTGAATCTTTTATCTGCTCGGTAAATAATTTGATCTCCAGAAAAACGAAACATTATAAAATCAGTTTCTTTTATATATCCAACATTTGAAGCCGTTTTTGGTAGCAATGTGTATGCAGCTGTATTAGTTGATGGATCTGATCCATCAACTGCTGTAGAGTTCACAAGTTGATAATGAAGTCCATTCCAAAACACAATATCTCCATCAGCATATCCAGATTCATCTAAGGTATACCAAACTCCCAAAGGTTCTCCTACTGGAACACCAGTAATGTCTTCAACGCCAGAATAATCTCCATTTCCATCAAAATCAGGATTCAAAAAAATACCCTCTCCTTCCAATGATAGTTGATTTTCGGAATCTGCAAAAAGAATAAGTCCGAGATCAGCGCGATCTGTTATTTTGTAATGATGTCCTGGAATAAACTCGCTTCCTGCAGCCATAGTTACAGCCTCTGCATAGGTTATTTCAATCAGTTCATTCTCTGGTACAGGAACCGGATTAAGCTGTAAAATAATATCATCAATTGACTCCAGCACTTCATATTCTACCAGTTCAGGATCACCGTCCTCCTGATAAAAGAAAATGGTGTTCCCGCCTGGGGTAACTTCTTTCAGGTTTTCAGAAATTCTTACAGCAACAAAAATGTAACTTTCATTTGACACATCAACGTTCCTGCGTCTAACGACTGTAAGCAAAAGGAGAGATGTTGATTTCGCTTTTACATCGGAAAATGAATCTGTAGTTTCATATTCCGTACTTCCAGCGATTCGAGAAGAAGGTGTATTGCCTTTCAGCTGCCTGGTAGTAAAGTAAAGGTCGCCTGACTGCCTGGCTCGGATGGGCGTTACAATGTCATTGACATCGAATCCAAACTCTTTTTCAGGAGAAAATGTATCTACTTTTACTCCGCTCGTTCTTTTGCTTATATTAAGGCTGATTAGCTGTCCCATTGTTTTATTTGTTTGATGCGATTTTTCTTATTACGTCGCCATTGTTTTTGGATCCGATTGATGTTCCTCTGTGGAAATTGAGTATAGTTCCAACAAATCCACCCAGGAGCCCGAAGGCAGTATAAAATATCTCCTTGTTTTCAGCCGGTACAGTTTTGTACACGATCATGATCAACATGATCACAAAAGCTATAACAAAGAAGGCATCTATGCAATATGCGATGTTTTTGGACATCCAGGAGGCTTTATCGCTAACCTGTATTTCCTTGTTCATATCCCTAGCGTTGGCTACGTCGGCAAGCTTTGCTTTTTCTCCTTCCAGTTCTATCCTCAGAGTCTCGTTGGCCACCTCTTCCGCCTGGATAGCTATTTTTTGAGATTCAAGGTCTGCGTTAATACGCAGCTTTTCGATATCAGCTTCAGCCTCTGCCACCTTTGTGGGATCAGCCTTGAACTTACTGATGATATTTCCTGCTGCATCCGCAATGCCGGCAATTCCACCTTTAACTAGGTCCTGTATGTTAGGCAGCTGTATTTTTGACATCTTTCGATTCTATTAGTGTTCCTGTGAATTTTTTGCCGTATCTTTTTACAGCCTTCCTGATCACTGGTAGGATCTTTTTGAACTCCGGCTCTGGAGCTCCCATACATCCGAGTGACCAATTGTTGACCTGTCCGGAACCATAAGTGTCAATATGGCTCATGATGTGCCAGTGGGTTCCAAAAATACGATCTTCCTGGTCCTGTACGTGGTCGATAACAAGATCCTTATCTCCATCTCTCCAGTAATCAACCGGTCCAACCTGGCGGAAGTACGGATATTTGGAAAATTCATCGAATGTATCATGAAACTCCCACGCGCCAGGATATTGACCAGGCTTTATAACTGCAGTTCCAGTAACTCCATCAACGGTTACCGGTTCAAGGATAGATCCCTTCAGACCGGGCTTTGTTGTAGCCGGTATTGTGAGTATCACTCCAGCACCTCCTTCCACTTCCTGGTAGCAAATGTGCAACAGATCGGTGAAGTGGTTCGTAAATTCATCGGAAGTCCTCTCCCAGATGCAATTTACGTTATTTTCTCCCTCAAACCACTTATGTCCAAGTGCCTTTACTGAGTCCTTTATTTGGGCATAAGTACGAATCATATTCCGATAAATTTGTGTTTTATCCATTCAATGAATGCTCCTACAATTGGCACGCTTATAAATAAGCCTCCGGCTATCTTAGCTTTCAGCTTTTTATCACTATCTCTGTAGCTTTCAAGAGCCTTTACTCTTTTTACAATTCCAGGATTATCCGTTGCTGCATTCCCCAGCAAACATTCATGCACCTCGCGCAACATTTTTTCTTGCTCAACATTCATATTAGCAACCGGTTTGATCTGAGTTGATAGTTACAGTGTCAGTAAAGCCTCCGTCGTCAGTATAGGCGGTTATTGTGCAGGTTCCTGTTCCCGTTTCGGTAACCAAGCCCGTGTTTATATCCACAGTTGCCACTGCAATGTTACTACTAAGCCATTTCACTTTTTTGTTTGACGCATTGGCAGGAAGAACAGTTGCAGTGAGTTGCACTGTAGTTCCGCTACAATGCATGGCAATAGGAGATGAGTTATCTATAGACATTCCGGTAACGGCTACGTTTTTCGTGCCGATCTCCACGGTTGTTGTCTTATTTCCGTTTGTATCAAATCCGGAAGTAGATGTTACAACGAATCCAGTCCCCATAAGGATTCCGAATTCATTAGACGTGATCATGCCACTGCTGAATGCGCAGGTAACACTATCAACTATTTTTTTCGCAATGTCGCAGGTGCAGCAGTCCGACAAATCACTGCTTGCATCGGAGTAGGCCCTCACCGATCCATCGGAATACATCAGAGATAGAATGTTGCTGTTCTCTGTGTTGATAAAAAGGGTAGCCTCGCCTGATGGAGGAGCGGTCAATGTAGAAGCCGCCGCTACGATTATATTTGCTGTTGCCATATTATGCTGGTGGGTTTACTACGTTATACAAATCAGCAAATTCAGATTCCGTAACACAACCGAGAACCGCTCCGGTGGCATTGTTCACCAGCTTGATGTATCCATCGGCACACGTGAAAGTGTTTTTCTGGTACAACTCCGCATCGTATGGAGTCAGGCACCCGGCATGGTTCCCCTTGTCGTCATAAATGGCAACAAGCCCAGGAGGGCAGCAACTGCACTTTGGATCATTACAGTCTCCATTGCATTCTTCGCACGGAGATCCATGATGATGCATTTCGCCCATGCATTTGCCTTTCAAGAATTTGAGGTATTCTTTGGGATCGGTATATGAACTCTTTTCTGCCATTACTGATTATTTTAATTACAACATGGATTACAGATTGAGCACAGTAAACGGACTTGCTCAATTATTTCGCTAATCTCAAAATCAGTAAGGCAGGGTTCTACTTCTTTGCGCACACAGATGTGCTTATCCTTCAGTTCCAAAGTTAAAAAAGAATTTTTCTTCTTCAACATGGAAAAGCTAACTATTTGATTTTCAAAAGGAATCTTTTCTTTTTCGTATACCACTTTTTTCTCATTTCTCTCCAGTATTCGAATGTAAAAGTTTATGCGAAGTAGATTATAGAATGTCTCTTCGGTTCCGTTTCCATATACAGCCTCTCTTGTCCATTTAAGGGCAAGGTTACCGGAGCAGCATTTTGCTTCGCATATGATGTCGTGAAGGTTCATTATATTTTTTGAACAAAAATAAGTGCGTAGTAAGGAGGTCTGTTTTCGTGGGCTTCTCCGGCGCCAGAATTATTGATCGTGATGCCTGTTCCTGAATTCCCGTTTGTGATACCAGTAAATGCAGATTGCGTGCTTATACCGGTATTTGAAGAGTTCGTTGTAAGCATGCTCGCCGATGAGTCGGTTGTTCCTGAGTGGGAGTGTTCTCCAGCAATTCCTGATGATCCATTTGTAACCGGGCTGTTTGCTGCGGTTGCCCCCGTGCCTCCATCGTCAACCAGATCCACCAGTTCGGGAATAGCGTGGGAGTGATTTCCTGCTGAGTTCGTGGTGAACGTATGATTGTGAGCTGCAGTTGTACCTGAGTGGGTGTGTCCAGGGTCTGTTACCCCGTGGGTGTGTCCAGGGTCTGTTACCCCGTGGGTGTGTCCAGGGTCTGTTACGCTGTGGGTGTGTGATCCGTTTTGATTGGCTGTAAGAGCCACAGTGTTAAATCCGCCTGTGTCTCCAACTGCATATGTTCCGGTAGCCATAACTACAAAACGATCGATAAGATTTGGCGTGGTTATCATCTCTTCCGTTTCCGGATTTTCATGTGTTTTGCCGTCGCAAACGGCCCAACCTTCCCAGCACTTTGATCCCTTTCCGGTTACCAAGTCAAAATATTGAACGTCATTCGGGTTTTGTATCATCAAAATTGGATGACCGCAAAGCAAGAATTTCACCTGATTCGTAAGATCATCTATTTGGTTCTGAATTTGAGAAATTGTTCCTTCTGATCCAGTAGAAGATCCTTTGCAGCCACAGCTTTTTTTTCCACATTTATTGCATCCCATTTTTATACTTTTATGAGGTTTTTTGTTCCGGTTATTATTTTAGCATTTGTTCCAGAAGTGATGCTCCCAGTTTCTACAGACAACAAATCGGTTGTCAATAGCCCAGAAAGATAAACCATTGACGATGCTGAAATTTTTTGATCTGTTGGTATTTTTATAAATTTTTCAGATAGGACAACATCCGCTCCATTTTTCTTCACTTTAAAAGAAAATTCAAGTGCAGCGTCTCCACTATCAATATTTAATTCTACAAAAAGAAAGTAATTTCCGTTAACTGGAGGCGATCCAACGCCAGTGGCGAAAAACCCTCCATTAGGAAGTGCAGAATTGCTTGGAATATAAAGCGGAACAGACAAAATAGATCCAGCTGGACCAGGATCTCCTTGTGGTCCCGGATCACCCTGAGGCCCCGGATCTCCTTGTGGTCCAGGTTCACCATCTTCGCCAGATGGTCCTGGCGGACCCACATCACCTGGTCTTCCAGGAGGTCCTACTGGACCTCGATCTCCTCTCCTTCCTTTTACAGAAGTGGCTTTATTACAACATTTATCTTTGCACATTTGGGTTGTATCTTAACAACAGCAACACTTGCACTGACCTTTCAGGTACTCAATAATATCGTTGGCTGAATCCAATAAATCACAATCAATGTGGTACTGCGCAGATTGCAGTAAGTTTTCGAGTTCTATAATCTTTTTTTGCTTATCGTCTTTAAAGGCATCCTTTCCTACTTTTTTGCCCAGCTTGTCAATGCAGCAGGAAACGTTTTTGATGAAGACAAAAGACATCATAACGCTTTTGGTATAAGATACTCCATTTTTATCCTTACCGGAAACGGTATAACGAATGGTGTATTTTCCACTTTCAATTCCACTATTAGCAGCATGCTGCCCGATCATTTCTGGAAAGATTTCAAATCCAAACTCCTTGTCGTTGGGCATGTCGGAGTACACTTTTATTTTGTACGGAGCAGCTGTTGCGGAATATGGAATGGCTGGGGTATATATCTCCAAAAAAGCATCTTCAACATCCTTTATTTTTGGATTGTAAACCCCATATCCACCTTGGTTATCGGATGAATAGTTACCCGTGCAATCATAAACCACAAAGGAATTTTTAAGCTCAGAGGTAGATATTTTAAGGATGAGGCTCATATCACAAATGTATGAATTTTTTGATTATTTCGATCGTTTTTTCTTCCTTCCGTATTTTTTGTAGTTCTTTTTAGCCGAATCTCCTTCATCAACCGAAGACTGGCCTGCGGCTTTGAGATCGCTACCGTATTTCTGAGCAGTAAGACTTTTTGCTGACTCCAGGCCGTCCTGATACAGCCTCGATAATGTCTGCGATCTCACTTCGTAGCTGTCGTTTTTGAAGTCTTCACTGTTGATGTACGGCGTGGCCGCTATCAGCCGGAAAGTGCTGGCTTTGTCGATAAGGAATTCATGCTGTTCCGGCGTAAGTTCCACTGAAATGGCATTCCTGCCTTTCCCAAAGCTCTGTGTTTTGTCCACAGAACTTGGAAACATCTTCTCTCTTTCCTCTTTTTCTACTTCCCCGGCAGAATCAAGCAGTTTTTTGATAGGCCCATCGATCACCTCCTTGGACTTGAACACCCCGAATTCTTCCTGCAGCGCCCGGCCAAGGTAATTATCGAAGAACATGTGATCTTTCTTCTTTAAAGCCTCTCCTTCACCAGCCAGGGAGTAGTACTTGTTTTTCATGTCCTTGCCTCCCTGAAACAGGAATTTATACCCGAGCATGTTGGCGACGTTTTCTCCAAAGGATTGATCACGATCGTATGCCTGCTTTTTGTTTTCATCGGTGGACATCGATAACTTCTGCACCGTAGAAGGCTCTATGCCTCCAAGTGTAGAAGACAGTAGCGAAAGGGCGTATTTGTTCATCTTGTCATTGTCGGATTTCATTGCTTCCAGCAGCTGATTGGTTCCTGACAGGAACGTGAGATCAAGTGAAGATCCCAACAGAGACAGACCTAGTTCTCCGGGGTGAGCCAGAGCTCTCGAAAATTTAACCTGATCCTTTTTCTCCTCTTCGGAGTATTTGTTGTATGTCCTGGCGTATGTTCCGAGCACTACTCCGAGAATACCCAAAGAGTTTAGATCGACGGTTCGATCTCCTTTTTGCCATTTACCGTCTCCACCTGTCATTATCCGTAGCATAGCACTCCAATTCACCCGGTTTGCCCCACCCAGCTGCTGCTCGATGACGTCCAGTGTTTTTCTCTTTTCGTCACCAAAGCCGGCTGTTATTGCTCCTGCAGCAATGGCCTGGAAAGCTACAGATCGGAGGTAATACCCAACCGCCGCATGAGCTATGCCATCAACAAGGATCTGTTGACGCTCATTGCCATTTTTAGCGTTCACCGCAAGAAATGTGGCCCTTCCGATTTCATATTCCGGTAGCAGGTATCTGGATGCCAATCTTACGATATTAATTGGCGTTTTTATAAACGGCGCCACCATTGTTACTGCCCACGCAGATAGACCGGTTCTAACCTTAGCAACAAAAGGACTTGATCCGTCAGCAATGAGTTTTTTGTATCTCTCCCGAGGGTTGTAATTGAGCTTCTGCACCAATTTATTATCCGACCGGAAGGTTACTTCTTCTGCCAGCTTTGTGGCAACCTCTATGCTTTCCTGATCCGGATTTAGCATAAATAGCTCTTTTTCTGCCCCGGTAAGGCCTTTCTGCGTGGCGATATTCTCCAGTTCACTCCTCACGAAATTATCGTAGAAAAAGGCATCTGTGGCCCCCAGGGTCCTTTTTATGAAGTCGGGTGTAACCTTTAGCGCCAAAGCTACGGCGTTGATCACCTTTTGCTTGCCGTGAGAGTCGATGAATTTTTTGTATGCCGTTACGGAATTCAGGTAGTCTGATGCTGGGAGGGTGCGGTCAAATTCCGTGCGCCCGTATCCCCAGGATTCCATTGAGTTTTTGAATGACTTGTCGGCATTCATAAGCCCGCCAATGAACCTGGCGCCGATCCTGCCAGACTTTGTTCCGTATTTTTTCTGGGTAACCGGATTTATCATTGCCGACAATACTCCAGAAACCAGATTTTTGGGCTGGCGTACAGCGAGATCAAATGCAGCTCCTGTCAAGTTTTTGAGAAGGGAGACCGGCGTCATTAGGTTCATTCGGATATTGTCCGCCAGGTCCCAGGCCCAGAATGATTTTTCACGCAGGTACTGCGCAAGCTTTGTTTGCGACCGGTTCACCTCAGATTTTGCTTTTTGCTGGCGAATAGCAAGGGCTTTTATCTTTTCGATAAGCTCCTTGTCCTGCTCCTTCGTCACTTTTCCATCCTGAGCGCCCTTGAGATCATCAATTTCTTTGTATAGAGACTGTATCTCCGAGTCAATCTTGTCATATTCCTTCATTGCTGACGAACTCTTTTTGATGAGATCTTTTATCTCGTCATTCATTGCAGGAATTCCAACGGCTTCAGCATACGCATCCATGACGTCATCATGTAAAAGCACGCCTTGGCTTTCAAATTTATCATACATTTTTTTAGCCACAGCCTTCTGCTGATCTTGAGTAAGACCAGTGAATTTGCCAACAGCTTTTTCTATCTTTCTTTGCTCTCTGAATGCTTCCTGTTCAATCTTTTTTTGTTCGGCTTTAGCTTCAACTGCTTGTTTTTTTTCCTCGTCAGTAAGCCTCTTTCTTTTGCCGCCAAAAGTATATGATTCATCCAAGATCCCCTTTTCTTTCATGGCAGACACGATCGGATCAACGAAGCTAGAAACTTCGAAATCAAGATCCGGGTGTTTATCCTGTATCTCAGAAATTGCATACCTGAAAGATTTAGTGGCATTGCCGGTAAGCATAAATGATCTCTCCAGGGCTTCAATTCCGGTATTGTACGCTTCAGCACTATCTTTTATATCACACTTTTTCATAGATTAGCAATCTTTAAGGTCGTTTTTCAATGAAGCGAAAAGAGATGCAGCCTTGTTGGACTTTTCTTCTCCAAGCACTGATTTTGATATTTCAGCTATTTTTTCATTCACGGCTTTTTGTAAATTCTGGCTCCATTCGGCTTGAATCTCTTCATTCGCGGATTTTATTTGAGACTTTTCTTTTTCAGTAAGCGTTTCTTCCTGAATAGATTTCACCTTCTGATGTACAGCCTCTCTAGTAAGTGCTTCTGAGGAAGAAACGGTTCCCAGTTCCTTATTCACAACATCCTGAAGAGACGCTTGCACACCCGCATTGTAACCGAAATCTGTAAATTTGGTGTACAACTTACCGGCGATCGACATCAACATGTCTGCTTCTGCTGGATTTATTCCTTCTCTTTCAGAAAGCTCGGCTATTCTTTTTGCCATGAATCCATAAGCAACTCCATTCACTATGTCAGGAAATATGCTTTTACCGTTTGCCATGTCCGTTGCCAATTCTACAAGGGAGCCCTCTTTTTGAAACTGATCAAGCTTTTTGGACACATACTCAGCCACTTTTTTCTTTTTTGTGACATTGTACATGACGTCTTCTTCAGAAACGCTTCCTCTCAGTTTTTTAAATTCAGGATCGTCTTCTATTCTCGCAATTGATTTTTTCTTTTTCTTTTCTCCATCAGAAAAATCAACACTTTCTGTAGATTTATTTTGTTCACCCGGTTTACTCTCTTCTGTTTCTTGAGTTGATTTTTTTTCGGGCTCACTCTTTTCTTTTTCAGCAGAAGGCTTTTTCTCCTTATCAACGGAAGGCGTTTTAGGCGTCTCCTCCTCTTTTTTCAAGGTGGCTTCAACTTCTTTTTCAAAAGTATCTTCATCAATAATTCCGGCATCCACCAGCTTTTGGTATTTTGGATTTTTGACCTTTATGTATGCAACCGCTTTTTTAACGGCTTTCGCCAAGTCATACCCTCCTTTATCAATGACCAGAACTGTAGCTTTTGATGTAAGATCAATGAGATCAGAAACAACCTTTGGAGTAACACCGGGAGCAGAGAAGGCTTTATTCATTTTGGTTCCATCTCCAAGTATTTTTTTCTTGACGTCCTCGAAAAACTGTTCAGCCTTTATTTTTGCCTCTTCCTTATCAAGATCAAATTTCCCACCAAGCACCTGGGCAGCTTTTCTTTTGTATTCAGTATAAGTAGATCTCGATATTTTGTCCTCGTTGCGCATCTTATACGCGCGTTCTATCATACCCTTAAATTTTTTCTCTACCTTGTCCTTTTCGGACATCTTCTTCATAACCTCCAGATCGTCGTTTATTTTTTGAAGAGATGCCGGATCTTCTTTTTTTGTGTCGTCAGACTCTTCTTCAGATAGCTCCTGCTTAGTAGCGGCTTGTTTCTGCGGCTGTTCTTCTACAGCCTCTTCTTCTGAAACTTTCTCTGTCGGCTTTTTGTTGCGCATCCCCTCAAGAGCATCGTATTTGTCAGATTGAATGGGAAGCTCTGCACCGGTCTTTACGCTGGTGTATTTAGCAACATTTTTGTCATTCACTTCAACATAGAAATCTTGACCGGCAACCCTCATCGTCTTTCGCTCCTCTGGCTTAATTTCCGGATTGACATTGTTTTCTTCTGTCGATGCGACCTCTTTTTCGTTCTCGTATTTATGGGTATCATTGAAGGCCTTATCGGCCTGCTCTTGAACCTGCTTGCTTACCTTTGATAATTCACCGCCTATACTCTGCTTCCACTCTCCGTTGTCAAACACCATATTCCTTTCCAGTCCTCCTTTTATTTGAGCCGGTAGAGACACTTTCATTTCAATGGGAGCACTTTCTTCCTTAGCAGGGGTTTCTACGGACAATTCAACAGGCTTCCTGGCTTCAGTACTGTCGACTTCTGTCAGACCTTCCTGCTGCATTTTGTTGTCTTCATCGGTAGTTAATACTTCGGCTTCGTTGGTTTTTTTGACTTTTTCATCTTTTTGCTGTTTTTCGTTTAATATTTCCTCTTCAAGTCCATCCAGAATATCGTTGTCATCTACGTCTGGTATTCCGTTCAGAGCATTTTGTATACGCTCATCAATGCTGGCTACCTCTTCCTTTTTAATGGATTTGAAGTTGCTGTCCACTGACTTCTCCTCCTGCTCTTTGATCATTTTGTTGATCATTTCAGGAAGAATATCGATCTGCTTTTCTACGGGAATGTTTTGATCCATTTTCTTTAAAGCCTCTGATGCGATAGTTATATTTTGCATCACATCAGCTGCTTTTTGATCGGATATTTGCCCCGACTTAATCATGCTCTCCAAAGAGCCTATTACTTTATCCGGAGCATAGGCAGCCATGTATAAAGATTGCTTGTCCAAAGAAGATCTTGTCTTTATGGAGCTTTTGCCACTTATTCCAAGTGTTGTAAGAGCCGTAATAATAGACGTTTCTATCATTTGCTCCCCAAGACTTTGCCTGGCGGATGACAGTTCACCGGATAATTCCTTTGAGGCATATTTATTGGCTACCTCGTCCAAAAGCTGTAAATTCTCCTGAGCTACTTCTGGAACAGTCTTCTTTATTATTTCTTTCGTGGTCTCGAGCAGCGCTTCTTTTCTCGTAGCACCGCTGGCAACCTTCTTTGAAAACTCAGCAATGTCGCCTTTTATTTTGCCAGGAGTGATCAGCTTTTCATTTGGAGACACTAATTCCAAAAGCGCCTGCTGTGTGGCCAGTGATCTTGAAAAGTTTACAGCTTCTCTTTCTGACATTCCAGCTTCTTTGGCTTCGTCATAGTAACCAGAAGCGCTCATTACGTATCCTGAAACAACAGATCCCATAGATGACGCGGCTTCACCGCTGAGAGCTGGTGCAGCGATCTCTCCCGTCCCCTTTGTCAGTGCGATCATAATTGCCATGTCGGTAGCTGTTCCGGCAACCTTTCCTGGAAGATACTTTAGGTTCCAATTACCGTCTTCAAGGAGCGGTTTGTCAAGGCCTGTAGGGGCTGTAATATATTCATCGTTGAAGTCGTCAATATTTGACTTCGTTATGTCATATAGCTTGTCTGTCCATCCATACTCCGAATTAGAAGTAAGAGATTTTGGTATATACGACAGCTTTGATAATGTGTTTGTGATAGCTCTTGACACCGATTCACCAACTCCGAAATCGGTGACTTTTCCCTCAACAAAATCTTTTTCCTTTTGCTTTTTAGCCTTCTGCTCTATAAGCTTTTTGTATTCAGGAAGATCTTTAAATGCTTCTGGGTTTTTAGTAGCCAAATCATAATATTGAGAAGAAAGATCGTTGTAATTTTTTTGAACGTCTGACATCAGTTGAGTAGCATCCATGAAATCCTGATCCTGTTTTATCTCATCCTGTCTTTTTCTTTTTTGTTCAAATGACGTGGCGAGCTCATTTCTTTTAGCGAGTAGAGCCTCTGTTTCTTTTCTGTTGGAAGCATTTGGAATTACCTGCCCTTGTTCGTTTTTAGGTAATTTATCAATTTGAGCTTGTATTGAGGCCAACTGATCGTAATCCTTTTGAATATCAGAGTTCAATGTATTGAATTCTGACACCTTGTCTTTGTAGTAGTTATTTATATTGTTCTCGGCCATTTGATATTTAGCCTTGAACGCCTTTGTTTTCAATTCAAAAGCTTTGGATTGTAACTCGGCTTGGTATCTTTCCAGCGCGAGCTGATCCTCTGATGTGTCTTCCTTATCCTCCCCAGTTTTCTTGTCTTTTTCTACTGTTCCCCGAAGACTGGTTAGTTTCTCCTGGGTATAATTATACTCGTCTGGGTTTTTAGCCTTCAGATATTCCATGTAAAAATCGACAGTGGAATGCTTGTCTGAAATTGGAAGATTCATTGCAGCCCTCTTTGGAAGAAAATCCTTATCGTAGAAATCCGCCACATCCTTCAGTTCTTCTTCTTTTTTGTCATTAAGATACTGAATTGCTCCTCGCTGATCGTTGTCGCTCATGGTTAGCGAGTTCAGATACGGTATATTGGAATTATCTGTTTTTGTTGTGGTTGATATTGGGGTAGATCTTCTTTTGCCAAGAGGAGAAAACGTGGTGTATGAAGATGGCTGATCAATTTTCTTCCCGAAAATTTCATCTTCTGTTGGGATTGAAAGTTTCTGCTTTCCTTCCAGGTCAATTATCTGCTTCTCGTATTCCTGCTCTTCCTTAGAAAGAGGCTGTACCTTTGCTGGAGTATACGGAACAGATGGCTGCTCTCCAACAGGAGCCAGCGTAAATGGATTTACTCTTCCTGGAAGATCAAACTGACCTGCAGATGCCGATGGTGTAGCTGTTAATCCTGATGTTCCACCTGCCAAAACTGATGGTGCACTTGTATTTACGACTGCCGGATTTGAGGTAGATGGTGATGGACCTGCTACACTTTTTTTTTTAACGAGGTCTACCTGGTCGGCATACTCTGGATACTTCTGAACCATTTTCGAGGCCAATTCAAAATCATCAACATCCTTGTAATCTGGATATTTTGCTTTTATGGCCTGAGCGAACTCTGTGTATGATTTTCTTCCTTCTGGCATATGGTGTTACTTAGAAAAGACCCAGCGGATCATTTTTCTTTTTAGATGATTTCTCTTCTTTAGGTGAAGGCTGAGATTTGCCAATGTTTTTGGCGTGATCTTCAACCTCTTTTATCTTTTCATCAAAGCCCTTGCTTAGTTTGCCTTTTACGTCTGCAACAGGAACAACGATTGAAACCGGGTTTCTGTTTCCTTCTCCTTTTTCATCAGCAGTAGAAACTGAATTCACAACCGCTCCCGGTTCAAACCTTATATTGTGATTATTGTAGTACAGGCCTTTTTCTTTAAGGTCCTTTACTTCCTGAGGAGTATAGAATTTCTTGTTGGCAACGTCATATGGCATTACACCAACATATTGAACCTCTCCTTTTATATTACCTGTTTCTTCTGAAAGGTTATTCCCACTGAGATCTTTTGTCTTGCCAGAAAGAACAAACGTAAGAGGCTTTGACTGATCCTTTGCCTTCGTGTTATATCCAAACTCAGAGTGAGCTGACTCTACAGTTGAATTTCCACCTGGATCTGTTTTTGTAAAATTGAACGCCTTATCCGTTTCTGGAACCGAATCGGAGTAGTCGGTGTCGCCATAACCATCTCTTTTCTGAGATACAGAAACGTTGCTTTTCTTTCTCGTCCAGTTAGTATAGTTGTCCACATTCCTGTTGATGTAGTCGTCAGTGAAATAGTCGCTACCGTGGTACACCTGCTTGATCCTCTCCTTAATTCCCTGTTTTTGCTCTGGCGTTAGGCTTTCAATAGTGCCTTCGTATGCGGATACCAACTCTGGATTGCTGTCATCGTAGTAGGCGTATCCTTTTTGATTAGCTACCATGTTCTTTACGGCATCGTTGTACACGTCACTAAAGTCTCGATCGAGCTTGTACTGTCGGTAATAATCACCTACTTTTTTAAAGTCTGGGCTTGACGGGTTCATGGCACTGAGCAATTTTTTTTCAGACGCCTGAAAGCTTGGAGAAGGAACAAAATTGCCTGTCTTTATTTCTTCATCAAACATTGCTTTTGTCTGCACAATGTCGTCTCCGTATTTCGCCAGATCCTGCATGGATTTGTTCCATTGCTGGAAATTGGTGTCTTTATCCAACAGCTTGTTGGCGATCACCTGATCACCTCCTGCTTTTCGAAGTGCGCTTTTCCTGTAAGACTCCAGGCCCTCATAATATTGCTTGGTAAGCTCCGGATTGATGTTTACCAGCTTGCTGGATGGAGCCTTATACATTTTGTTGAACTCATCCAGCTCCTTCACCTTATTCATCGCTGCTCGCTGAATGGCCGACTCTCTGGCATCAATCATGCCGAGTGGAACAAGTCCTCCACCTGGAGCAAAAAGAGTGAGCGATCCCACCTGACTTCCGCTATAGCCTCCGACTGCTACCTGGTTGTTAACGTCCGGATAATAGTCAGTTAACGGCAAAGGACCCGTGTTCGGCTTCTGGGTTTCTCTGTATATGGAAAGTTCTTCCGGAGAAAGGCTCGACGTTACGTCAAAAGAGTTTACGTTCAAGTCAGAAGGCGGCGCCTTTGATTGTATGTTGTTGAGTAATGATTTATCTCCGATTGCCATATTTATGATATATTTCCCGGTAAAACTAAAGAGGCATCACCGATTGGAGATTGGTTCATGGTTCCAATGTTTTTCTGCAAATTAAGCAAATCAGTGTATATTCCTGGCTGGTATGATCCGGGAGCAGATTGAGTAGATTGCGGTTGAGATTGAGCGGAAGGTTGGTTTCCAGACATGCCCCTTCCAATGCCTGCCAACAGGTTTTGATTAGCCTGCTGCTTCATTTTTGCCCATTCGGCTCTGTACTGCTGGCTTCTTGCCAATTGCAACTGCATTTTTTTTGCAGAGATCTGGTTCAGCATGTTTTCATACATTGCGTTATATTGGGTCTGTTGCTGCTGTCCTTGCGCAAGAACTGCGTTTTTTGAGTCACCTGCAGCTCTTTCTGACTGAAGGAGCCCTTGAATAGTTCCTCCTACATCTCCTCCGGTAGACTTCACAATTGCATCATTGGTGCCAGCATTTGTGGTATCAATGGCGCCCATGCCGGCAGCAAAATCTGCTCCAGTGTCGATCGATTTTCTCTTTTGTCCCAATTCAGCCAAAAATGCTGCCTGGTTTGGATCTACCAGGTCAGGAAACGCTTGATTTGCTTTCTTTTTTAGGTTTGCCGCCTGTATCTCTTGTAGAAGGCCAAGACCGGCAGAAAGTCCAGCTGTGGATCCCGATTTCCCACCTGATCCTCCCTTTTTGCTTACAGCTCCTCCCAATGCTTTACCCGCAGTTGAGCCAACGGCACCCCCTATTCCCGGAAGAGCAATGTTACCGGCAATTCCACCTGCAACTCCTAATATGCTTGAAAGATCCATTTTACTTAATTTTTTTGAATTCGACAGAAGAATCTATAACCTTGAACTCCGAGGCTAAATTATGGAAAATCTTGTAAATCAGCAAGCGCTGCTGGAATCTCGGGCGATTGGACTGAACGTTGGCAAATATTCTCGGAACAAATCCTTCGAATCCCCTATAATCCTTCAAAAACAATACTCCCTGATCCGGATTAGACGGATCCAGCGAGCACTGAAGCTGGCCTCCCACAGACTTATAAAACTCCACTCTGGTAGGTTTTTGTCCTTGAGGAGAATTGATCCTCACTCTTATGAACTCTTTGTCCCAGAATTGATCTGGCGAGGCTCCAGTGAGTATCTCCATCTGCACTGGGAATCCATTTACGATATAGCCCTTTTCAAGGTCCCAGGTTTCCAGGCCACGATGCCCAAAAATCTGGTTGTGTCGAACGGTGAATCGATCGTACTTGAAGTCATTAGTGCCATACCACCTATTTTCTTTCTGCCCGAACATGAAAGTGTTGTCTACGTCCTTTACTTCGTCATTGCTTTGAATGTGTAGCCAGTATTCCTTGTAGTGCTTGTTAAAAATAGCAGTCACATGCGTCTGGTACCCAGGCTTTACAAAAGCAATACCCTGCTTGAATACCCTGGTGTGATAATTTATTCTTCCGATGTCAACCATCTGGTTATCCATAAACCGGAAAACAGATTCGTTGTTAGCAAAGAATATAGCCTCTCTTCTGATCTCCGATCCGTCCTCCATTGTTAACGGGATGAATGCTTCGGCGGCGCTTCTCCACATCTCGTCAAACATGCCAACGTCCTTGTTCAGCCAGTACTGTGATCGCACAAATCCATCGGCAGCCATGTAGCCCAACTCGCCACCATTAAGATCAGAAAGGATCGACTTTTTGGTGATCAGCAGGCACGTTCCCGTATTCGTGAATGCATACAGGTTCTCTCCCTTTGCCGTTGTGGCGTCCCAGGCCCTCTTTATCTCACCCTGGTCGTCATCAATGTCAAAAGCATTGTTTGCCGGGAATGTTTTCAGTCCTGGCGCATTTTGAGTGTTTATGGCCCTTGGTAGCGACCACATGATCCTGGTACAGAATTCCGTTTTTTCCTCAAATCCAAATTGTGGCTTGGAAAAGAATTCGATCCTCGGCTCTACCGAATAATCTGGATTTATTTGCTGCTGGAAGCGAAATCCCCCCCACTTCCAGTACGACTTCTCTGTTTCTGTGTAATCATCCACATAGTCCTGATAAATGCCGTTTTCGGTGATGCTTTTATCGTCGTCCCAACGGTTTGGCCTGATTACATAGTTTATCAGAGGGAAAAATTGATTAGGAGCAGAAGCAAGGTTATATGCTAGGTGGCACGCACTTCTGGACTCCACGGTGAACATGGTACACAGCTGGCGTATGTACCCGAGCGTGAACCATTCTTTGTCTTGTATTACATTGAGAGCTGCCCCTGCTTTCCTGATAGTATAGTATCTTGGGTTGATTTTAAACTGCTTGAAAGGAAGTCCGATGCCAAATGCAAACTGCGTTTCGGCGGCATCATCCTTTGCGCTTCCCTGTTTATCGATCGGAGAGAAAATAGTTTCTCCTATGTACGTATCGCCTCCGTATACCCTTATGGGCGCGGTTGAATCGTACTTTACAATAATGAGGCTGTCAGTCGGAGGCACGTAGTCAACATCATTAAAAATGATATTGAAAAATCTATTCCTTCCCTGAACATTTTCATGAGTATAGATACCCTTCACATCCCCTGCATAAGCACCAAGAGTCACAATATCCACCTTTATTGATGCTATTTGAGCCGTTGTCTTAAATGTTACATTTATCCACTTCTCAATGACTCCATTTGGTTTTTTAATGTAAATGTATCTGTCTGTTCCGGAACCAAAAGATACGGAACTAAGTGCAGGTATAGCATCTTCGTAACGCTCGTCAACCAGGATGAATTTCTGACCCAACTCTCCGGTAGACCTTCCAATGATGGATTCCAGCTTTTGATAATGATTCGTCTGCTTATATTTTTGGATGTTCTGATCAGAAACATTTGCTCCCGTGCGTATGATGTTTACAATGTAAACGGGTTCTGTCCAATTTTTAAGGCCTTCGTCTTCAAAATCAGAATCTGAATTCCCTCCGGTAGTTCCACTTCCGTAAAGATTCTGAGGCATCTCAATTTCAATGTAGGTACCCCTTCCTTCAGAAATCCTTCTCACCACGGAAATGTCAATGATCCTGTTTCCTTTGTTCGGATCTCCATTGAATGTGTTCGGGCTTTGGCTTATGTTCCTGAATTTATCATATGCGATGTAGTTGTATCCGTCTCCTCCGGTCACGCCCATGGCTGGGTCCTCTGATGGATTTATTTGAATATTAGCATCCGATTCATGATCCTTTAACATTCTCACGTAAGAGATCATGTCTATGCAGCGATCCCTTTCCGGGTTTGTAAGCGAAAACCGATCTTCAGCTGAATACCACTCTGAAAAAAATCCGAGAGGAGATACAAATTGAAGTTGATAATTCTGTGGATTATCAATGATGTCATTCACCGTATCACTCGACACGATGCCGTTTTCGATGTCAGGAGAAAAAAAGTGAATTTTATTGAGCTCTTTACCACCGAGGCTGTCGCTGGTTATGAATCGAAAAGCCCCTTTTGTAAGGGCGTAATATCCAAGGCCCTGACAAACTACTCTCTTTGCGGAATTCGTTCTTACTACTGAAAATGCTTTTGCCCATTTTGGGAATCCAGACACACCTCCAAGCATGAGTCCCATGGAATGGTATACCGGTCCAAATCCGGCCGGCCGGTAATTATATTGGTTTTCTGGAAGAGGATTTCCTATGGAGATCAACTTCTCTTTTGCGACCTTTGTATTTGCGACATAATTGTGACCTGTTACATCCGAATCATTTTGCCTAACCGGTGTAAATGGCTGATAAGAGACGGACACTGCGGTGCCAAGCGCAGCTACATTTGCCCCGTGATTTTCTATTTCCTCATCGGTTTCGTCACAATCATCTTTTACGGCTGTTTTTGTTTTTGTTCCAGTCAGCCCCAGAACTTTACCACTTTGAACTATGTTCTTAAAGTCGCAGTAATTCTTCTTGAAAGTCGCAGAATCCAAGTCGAAAACCTCGTACGTTGACCCAACATCTCCATCTGCGTTTGTGGTAGCGGCTTTAACAATAGGCCCAACAGAATAGTCACTTGTCTCTGATGATATAGGATCCCTCCGGTTTGGAAACTGATAGTTCTTCAGAGTTGGGACTTGCTGAACGAATCCTTTTGTGCCAACTCCATCATACAAGTTAACTCCAAACCCGTACTTTTCGCCACGCATGTAGCTTCTTTTGTACACGTGATTCCACGGATCATTGTAGCCTTCTTTGCCGATCTCGTCAACGACTGGGAATCCTTCTTTTTCACCAACCTTGCCAAAGGTAAGATCAGCTTCCTTCGAAGCTACTGACACATTCATAAGCACCAGGCGGCGATCAAAATACCTGATCGCTTTTGCTCTTTCTACTTCAACGAGTTCTCTTGTTTCGTCTGTTTCGGAAAGAACAATTTCCAGATTGGATTCAGCCGGATCGATGTAATCCCTCACGCTTATTTCCTGATTTGCAACATCAATTCTTGCTACAATTTTACCAGGAGGAGTGTATTCTATGCCTGCGCCCTGATTGTATTCTATGCGCTTTATTTCAATGAAATCGTAATTGTAAATATTGGTTACCCGGAATCTTATTTTGGGGGCGAATGCTGTTTTAGATGAAGGCGCTGGCTGGCCTCCATACGTTTTCACCCATGGATAATAGTCGCTTTCGCTTGATAAAGCCTGCATAACAGGGATCATTGGCGTAGCTTGCGACCAATTAGTTCTATCTCCAGCCTCTGAAGCATACCTGATTTGATACTGATAGTGTCCAACAGGTAATCCGCCGCCGCCACCCACGTTTATCAATTCGATAAAAACTGGAATATCCAGCGGAGACTGCAGGTTGATCTGATACAAAAGCGGATCGAAATTTGCAAAGTATTTTGTTGGGTCAGCAATAAGCGAATCCACCATGTCCTGAATGCTGAATATATAGGGAGGAACCCGGTTGTCGGTGATCATTATCTCCCCGCCTATGCACGCTTGATTTTTGTCCCACTGAAGAGGGAAGTCCACCCGGAGTTCAAAATTTACCGATTCCAGAACGATCACTCCATTCACCCTTACTATACCAGGGAAGGCAGGATTTACTGGAGCCCAGAATTCTATAATGTCTTCGTTTACCGATTCGGACCCGATACACTTGTATCCGGTTTGTCCACCTGTGTTTGGATATAATATCTCCTCACCTCTTATTTTTTCAAAAGATCCTGTATTGCCATCGTTGGAGTTTGGTCTCCCATTCCTGCCATCTATGTATGTACCGTTGCTCTCTGCAGAACAAATGATCTCCTTGTCGGAGTCATAGTCGGCTCCTTTACCATACGTGTTTATGTGCCATGGCTGATGTTCTTGTATTGGCATAAAAAATATTTTTTAGAATCCAGATCCAAACGCCGGCTTGCTCAAATACTCACAAAGCTCCCTGCGCTGAGATTCATTCATGCTTCTGATGCGGTACTCGGCTTTTGCCCAAGATCCTTCATATGGCTTATTGAGTCTTGAATTGGTGATGTTGTACAGCGCCTGCCATCTGCGAGGGTCGGAATCTTTTGCTATTTTGTAGCGCAGTATATATTCCATCGTGTAGTCTTCAACGGCTGTCCTGGCAAAAACAGGAATAAGAAGAGCATCACCAATTGCAGCTCCGGTTCCATTGTAGTGTATATGTACTTTTGTTCCAGCATTCCTGCAGCTTGACGAGAACATCATTTTGCCCATCTGAATATTGTAAAACAACCTTCTCTCAAGACTCGCATTGCCCTGCTGGCGAATCAAACTCTTATCTCCGTAAGTATTACCGTAATACGCACTGTCATAAAATGGATCTCCCTTGTTATCTCCCTTGTTATTGGCTATATATCCCTGTCCGGTGGTGTAATAGTTTTTTTTGTACCAAACCTTGTGGCTGTCTTGGTATGAACACTGGTCACCTGTAAACATGTACACGTTTTTCACGTTGAAGCATCCGGAAGGAAGATCGATGGTGAGATTTTCTACTGGAAAATCTATGTCCTGTCTCAATTCTTGAAAAAACGTGTCGATCGCGAGTTCTTCTATAGCCTTCTGAACTATCGACGCGTAGAATCCCCTCGGTAGGGATTTGTAGTCCTTGTCATCTACAAGCGCAGTCACAATGGACAGTATTTCATTTATGGATACGTAGGACTCTACTGTCATTGCTGCTGAGTGTTTTGATCGTTAACAGATGCTATTTTTGGGATATTTGATGATTCTGCGGTGTTGGATCCATCATTCACCGTGTCTGTCTGGCTATTGAACAAGAACGAGAACCTGGCAAGGTCAACAACTCTTCTTTTCAGAGATTCAAGCAGTTCCTGCGGAAAATGGAATGGAGCATCAATGTCGATCTTCTCCAGTGGATCAATGGTCATGTATATTCCGATCTCCACATGCTTAATTGGTACAGCCTCTATTCCTACTAGGCGGATGATCTCGCTGGCCCGGTACCAATATGGGTTTTTTGGAGAAGGCTGCGTGTATTTGTTGAGTTCAAGCCACTGCAGTTCTCCAGGGGAGGTCCTGTGAATAGTTTTTCTCCTCAGCTCCTCAGAACACTCATCATTCTCATTTTGATAAACAATGTACTCTACGCCGTCATCATTGTCAAAATCAAAAATGTTGGCCGGCAATTCAAAATACTTTCTTCCTTTTGGCATTATTGTGCCGTCCGATGTGATCACCGGAACGTTGTAAAATGGAGTCAGGAATGCTCCGGAGTCTCTTTTAGCGATGTGCTGACCCAGCATCGTGTTGGCAACTATGATGGTCCAATACGCGGCCTGCGCCCGACTCACGTCTTTGTCGTCGTAAGTCTGTTTTATGGTGGTGAGTATTTCGTCTGTGACGATCCTTAGTGTATCCGCAGCCATTATCGTATAAGGTTAACTAGTCTTGTGATATTCCTGTCAGAAACAGCGTACAGCGTAGTGTTGTCTCCTTGCTTTTCTGAAATAGCGTTTAACGCGATCTCTGTTATCAACTCAGTTAACGATGCCGGGAATTCAATTGAATCGGTTATTTGTGATACCTGTGTCGGGTATTTAAGGTATGCTATAGCCACCAGTTCGTTTGGAATCTCTGGTCTTATTTCTATTTCTCCTGCTGTTGCGTATGAACTTGAAGAATAGTCCGCGTGATCCAGGTAAGCGTACTCCGAAAGCTCGCCCTTGAGGGTATTATTTCCAGGCATGAATGCGTTCTTTCTATTTTGATTCCATTGCTCAAAATTGAGCCTCTTTGCAGAGTTGTCGGATGACAAAAAAGAAAGATCTTTTCTCAGCGCAGAAGTATCTGGATTGGGAAGGGGAACCCCGGCAACGCCTTTGTTCACGGTAGGCTTTGGATATACACCGAATATGGTCCAGAATGGATGACCAACGTCTGCTTCATCATAATGAACTCTTGAATATTTGCTTGCCTGCCAGATTTTTATTTTAGTAAGTTCTCTGAGAGATTCAGGAGTGAGTTTGTTTTCAGCAAATGCGGCATTCAGCCAGGTAATGATCACCTCCATTGCAGAGGCTATAGCAAATTTAAAATCCTGATCAAAAGTATACCTGTCGGAGCCCTCTGCATCGAGATCCGCTTTCATTCTGTTCACTACCGTTTGAACTAAAATAGGCATGAGACAAATATACAAAAAAATGACCCTCTTTTTCGGGAGGGTCATTTTTTTATTTCGATGTTTTCAGGAGTTTTTCCTTCATGTTTTCTTCGAGAATGCTCTGGCTTTTTATGCCCTCGCTTTCCATCTCTTTTTTTGCCATTGCAATGGCCAGGTAATGCCTCATCACCTGGGGATCATCAGATGGGGTGACGTTGTAGTCTTTGCACATCTTGATGATTGAAGGGAGGTCATAATTCGCCAGCTGAACGGCCATTGCAGACAATTTACGCATCAGTAGCATGTCGGCATTTGCCGCCTCCGTTGAGGATTCATAGAATTGGATCCTGTAGCCGGTGTGATTGCGCAGCCACTCGATCTCTTTTTTGCTGTGGCTCTTATATTTTGAGAAGGGAGCAACAAATTGATGCTTTCCCTGAATGATCTTTCTTGTAGCCTCGTATTCAAAGAATATGAGTTTTTTATTGTGAGGTAGTTTTACCCTGCGACCTTTACGAACATCGTCACAAATCACCCTTCCGGCGCATGGAGAGTAAAAAATGACTCCTGTTTCATCAAAATCTTCAATTGGAATTTCTTCCTCGACAAGGCCATCTTCAAATTCGGTTTCTTTTTCTTTTGCGGCCCTTAAAAACAGAGCAAATTGCTCTGGCGACATGCCGCTGGCAACTGACTGTTGTTGCAATGGTGAATTTTGCGATAATGATTCAACCTGCTTCTGAAGGGCGCCAATAACCCTGTACAGTTCGTCAATAGATGGTGATGATGGTGTTGATTTTTCTTGTTCTCCGGATTCAAATGCCATGATTTCAGTTTTTATTTGTTAAAAAAAAATAGAGAGGAGACAACCACTTGTCTCCTCTCCTTTGGATTATTGTACGTCAAGATAGAACGATCCGATTGGGTTGTTGAAACGCATCGAAAGATTTGCTTCAACATATCCATCCTGGAAGTTTTCGCGAGTTCCCATCGTTCCGCGGTCCAAAGTGGATCCGATGAACATTTCAGGCAGACCTTTCATTTTCACTGGGGCAACCGATTCCTGATCTACAACCAAGATACGACGCTTCCAGTCTTTCGGGAAGCAAGATGCTTCCTTGAATAACTCGCAAGGCACCGGAACGAAGTTCATTGTACCCATCTGGTACTCCTTCAGTTTCAGGTTTGCGATCTCGTCGCTTGGAGCGTAGCGAGTTCCAGGATCTTTAAACACCTGCGCCAGGATGTGCAGCATTTCGTCGGTTCCATAAATGAAGCGGGTTGCTCCCACTTTTTTATAGTTCGTTGCGAATGCCAGCTGTTCGAAGGCTGTTCTGAGACCAGCCACGGTAGGGTTGGCTGTCATAGAGCCTGCTGCTACCATTGTAGGCCAGATTCCACCCATTGCTTTGGCAATGCTACCATCGCTCAGTCGGAACTCCCCGCGTGTGCCATTGAAGTAAGAAACGAAGAGGTCGGTGCGGATTTGGCGCATCTTCTCGTCACGGTCCTTCTGCAGGTAGTTGGTGGTACCCAAGTTTTGGTGCTTCAGTCGCTCAATTCTCGCCCAGCGCCATGCACGCAGGAACTGCTGGATGAAGTTGTAGCGAGTAATAGTCTCCAAACGCTCGTAGTTGGCAAAGAAGTCACGACCATCGGCATCAATGGTGGACTGGATCGCGAAGATGTCGCCTACTGCGATCGCAGGAAGACCAGCGCTTGTTTGAGATTCCACTGTAACGTTGAGACCAGCAATCGAGCGGATAACGGCAGGCGTTCCGTTCGGATACGTGATGATCAAATCTACGGTGATGTGGCTTATTGAAGCAGCAGTCATTGGAATAACCTGAGTAGCAGGTACGCCGGCAACAGCTGGAGCGGCAGCAACGATTGCTGTGGATTCCAGAGCTGTACGTCCAAAGGTAAACTCCAGGTATTCGAATTCGTCGCTCAGTACTTCTTCGAAGTCTTTTTCGAAAAGCACTTTCAGTGCGTTGTATTGTTCTGGTGCTGCATCAAAGATGGCTTCTTTGATGGCTTTGCGGATCAGGATTGTTTCCTGAGCGCTGTAACCAGAGATCTGCGAGTATTGAGATCCCTGTGGATTGGTGTTGAGGTTACCAAACGGCGCGTTACCGACGCCGGGGGTATATGCTCTTTCTGACATATGGGTTTAATTTTTAATAAGTTGATGATTTTTTGAATGTTCCTAAATCAGCAATCAATTTTTTGGTTTCTTCGGATACAGTTTCAGGAACCCCTCTGTGTTGTTTTGTAGGATTCGGCCTGTCTGCTCCTCTTGATACCATGTCTTCATTAACCCGGCTCTCAGTAATTTTTGATGCAACCCCCATCACTCTCTGAAGTTCCGTTTCACCATATTTGGCCAGCATAAGCATCTTGGCTGCTTCAGGCTTAACTGTACCATCTTGGTTGAAAAACAATCCCAATACTCCTTGTGGCCCACCTTCCAATTCACGTCCTGCTTCCTGCAGATCTACGTCTTCCATGTCGGGGAAGGCCTGTTTGAGGTGGCTCACGGAATCACTGACTGACTTTTTAATGCTTTCCAGTTTTAGCTGGGCATTTTTTTCTGCAGCAACACGCTGACCATCCTTGGTCTGTTTTTCTACATTAAACTTATCAACGGCTGATGACATTGCGATCTCCAGGGCTGCCGATTTGGTTTCTTCAGTGAAATCCTCATCGGTGAATTTGCCTGGGAAGTAATGGTTCACCAACTCTTTAATATCTTGTTTCTCTGCCGGCTTCGAATAATCGAATTTTGGCTTGGAGGTGAAATGTTTTGTGTAGTCTTCACCTGCAGCATAAGATCTGATTCCATCCAACAGATCATCCGGCAACTCGGAGAGGAAATTTTTGTATTCTTCCGTTTTTTTCTGTGCTTCTTCGTATTTTTGGGCATCAGCCCTCATTTTCGATACAGATTCAAAGAACTTTGGCATGTCCTGAATTGATTTCAGGTTTTGCCCAAATTTTTTATTTACAGCCTCTACCAGTTGATCTGGGTTTTCGATCGTCACTTCTGCGGCGGAAGCTGCTTTTTGTGATTTATCAAACCCGAATTTACTTTTCTTTTCGGTAGAAGCGTTTTCGGCAATTTTTTCTTCTTTTTCCTTTGCAGGAACCTCTTTTTCTTTGCTTTCGGGCACTGCTTGTTCGCCCTCTTTATTTTCTTCCTTCTGAATCTGCTTTTCTGGTTCCTTTTGCGATTCACCTTGTTCTGTTTCCTGCTTTGCGGCTTCCATTTTTTGCAACCCAGCGAGTGTTTCTGGTTTTACCAGGCCAGCCAGTGCTCCTGCTGCCCCTAAAAGTTCAGGTTGTTCAGCTGGTATTTCGATTACTTCATCAGACATCAGTATATTATTTTTAATTAGACTAATTCTAAATAACGAGACAAATATATACTAAGCATTTTGATTTTGCAAATTTTGAGTGTTTTTGATAATCTCATTTTGCGCAATCGGGTTCTGAGGAGCTATTTTCCCCAGCTGTTTAACGAACTCTTTCTTGAGATCATGCTGCCTGTTTTGCATATCCATTACATCAGCCCTTGCCTGTTGCTCATGTGCCTGGTACTGTTGCATTGCTCCTTCTTTTTCTACCTGGCTTGCCAGATCGGCTTCTTTTTTTGCCTGTTCTTTGGCCTGCATGCGGGCAAGTTCTTCTTTCTGCTTGGCGTTTTCTCGTATTGCATAAGCAATATAATCCGGAGTGGATCTTCCATATAAATTTGCGTACTGTTTCTGATCAATAATCTGCATCTGAAGGAATGCGGAAAGCATTTGATTACCAGCATTGATGAGCATTTCCTCTGAATTTTCACGTTTTATGAAGCAACGGAAGTCTTCCGGAAGCATGTCTCTGGATATCCTTATGGTCCTTACGCCTTCGTCTCCAACGGCAATAGCAAGATTTCTTTCGCTGTCGCAGTATATCCTTTTTCCAATCGTGCACATGCTTTGATAGCATTGTTCTTCAATTCTGGTTATGGCATGATAAAACGGCTCCTGCATGAGCGATCCGCGTTGTATAAGGAGCTGCGTTACTCCAACAAGCTGGTCTGATCCTGTCGATTCTCCTTTTAAAGCCTCGTTTACGCCAGTGATCTCCTGCAGGCTATTTTTCATGGCATCCATGATGTTGAAGAGTACCATCGTTCCCTGCTTCACTGTTGTATCATATGCCCCGATGGCGTTCTGTATTCCCCTGCCTTTAGCATTGATGAATATTGGCTTGGACTGATTTATGCTGTTCAGTACTTCTTCCTTGTTCATAACCATGGAATCATCAATTACGGTTCCTGATCCCCTGGAATTGTTGAGCTGATTTTCTGTTATGGACATGATCCTGTTGATGAATCGCTGCGGGCTTATGGCGTCGTCTACCGGGCTCAATATCTCGCCATCTACGTATCCCCAGCAATAACACTTGTATGGATATTCTACGCTGTTAAATTCAATATTGTTCGCTTCCTGGTATGGTGCAATCCCATAATCAAGTACAATGTCAGGAAGGTTTTTCACGGCAAGGTCTGACGATGAGGTGACGATCTCCTGCGGTATGAAATGACAGGTTCGCATAACATCTACATACAACTTCCTTTTCATTTTCCCATTCAATATTTTCTGTGCTCGCTGTGATTTATTTTCAATCAGGTCTTTGTCGGTATATCTCGGCTTGTCTTCTCCTGGATACACAAAATTGATCCGGGTGAAGTAATCGTACCCATACTCATCTTTCACATATCCATATTCGTAAGTCTCTCCGTCTTTCCAGTAAACCTGAAACACTGGTACTTTTCCGGAGTTGCTGTACTGCGTGTTCTGATGGTTAGCTGTGCCCGTGATGCCGGTTTGAAACACCATCTTTCTGTATTGATCGGCGTATGACTGTATTGCCCTGCGCTGATCATCCGTAAGATCCGGATACGCCTCATAAATCTCTGAAGCCTCCATATACACAACCTCTCCCATGAACCCTGCGTCTTTCAAGTCATATCTTTTTGCGCTTCGATCAAAGAAGAAATTTTCAGATTGCACTACATAAAATTCCTGGTGGCCACCATATTCAAAAGTTTTCTTAACTCCCAATCCGGTCAAGGCAAGATTTTCTGCGAGTGGCATTTGGGTGTTTGAAAATTCATTTCTTTCGGAAATGTATTTTAAAAGGTCGTTCATGGTGTTCACGTACCGGTCAACGTACAGATTTGAGAATATAGCCTCTGTTTCTGCGTCGCTATCGCCGATCGCTTTCTTTTTTTTCAGGTCTTCTCCGAAAGGGTTTCCTTCTTCGTTTGCAATCTTACTGTACCAAAGTTGCTCGGCCAGATGCTGCTCTCTCCGGTTTATTGCGTGCGGAGAAACGGACTTCACGTCGAAGTTTATGCTCATGCGTATCGCGTTACCTCGATACTGCTCAACCATTGGGCGGATGAGGTTTCTCACCACCTTTATCCTGTTCCTGTTCTGGTTGGTTTCGTCCTTGAAGAATGATTCGGTATCTTCCTGCAGGATCCACTGATTGCCCTTATAGAAATTTTTGTTGAGGCGCACTTTCTCTACAAATTCATTTTGATAGAGATTGTTTGCCTGCCCAACGCAGAAGCGTCCGAATTTAAGGTGATATTCCTGATCCTTGTTATTTTCAAGGATGCTTGGCCTGGGCTGTCCGTTTGATATAAGAAAAAACATTATTTACGGTCCTTTTTTTGTTGGTGATACTTATCGATCGCTTTTGTAGAAATCTCTTCTCCCTTCTTGTTCTCGGTGATCCCAAATCCTTCTTCCAGCTGCTTTATGAGCATAGGGAATGCTTCAGATATTGTCTTTGTGCTGCTCACGTACTGACTGCGGGCGGTATAGTCCGTTTGCATGTTTCCTTCCTTGTCGGCGTACAAAAATGCGCTATCCACATCTATCTCAATCAGCTTCAAGTAATTTTTCATGATAGACTGCACGCCTCTTTTTGCAAGCATTCTTGCATTGGGGGAGTACGACTCCATTTTCTTTATAGCCTCTTTCACGGTGTCGTGAATCTCGAAGCTGGCATATCTTGCCTTGGTTTCCTTATCGTCTTTGAAAACTATTGAGGCAGCGGTGGTGTACCGCATGCTTTGTGGAATGTCCGGATCTATGGGTGATGATGGATTACCGATCAGCCAGGCGAAGTGAAGTTCTTTGTCGGTAAGTATTTTTAGTTCCGGCTCCTCCTGCAGTTCCGGATACATTTTTTTGAGAGACTTTCCATTCCTTGGACCAAATAGAGTGATCTCTTCAATGTTGAAGACTATTTTATCGGTATTGGTTTTTTCTTCCATTTGGTCTTTCTATTACCGGAATTCTCACCAGGTTGTAATCTTTGTCGTATCCCATCTTGAATTTTACCTCCGGGCGCTTTTTCGCTTCTTCTACGACATTTACAGGCACAAGTTCAGGGAAGCATAGTTCTGCACAAATATATGAAAAAACGAGAGCGAACAGAACGTCATCCTTAAAATACTTCTTGTTCATCGGCCCCCAGATCTCATTACCCCTGTCGGAGATCGTACACACGAAAGTTTTGAACTGTTCGAAGATCACCTCAAAATAGAAGTTATCACCGAATGCCGCTGTCATCTCGTACATTCGGTTTATGATCATAGTGTTCCTGGTGCCCTTATTGTCTATGCCTATACCCTCGTTCTTTGCGCTCTGGTTTTGAAAAGAGAACGGCAGCTGGTAGTTGAGCACAAACTCATTTCCGTAGCCTTTGGCGTTCTTATACTGGGTATATGATGTTCCCCGGTTGCTCTCCACGAGATCCTTCACGCCGCGCTTTGTTTCCTCTACGTCATAGTATATTCCAAGCAGGAGTGTCTGCAGGAAAACTTCCGGGTAGTCTTTTGTCCGGTAGTTGAGTATAGCCGCTGGTGCTTTGTAGTACTTGTCCCAGATGCAGGAGGCCATGTTTGACAAGCCGGTATCTGTGTCGATCGGATCCGTGCCCTGGAAGTACCTGTTCTTCCATCCGTGCTTGGGGTGCATGAATATTGTCACCGATGCACGGGCATCAATATCTTCCGTTGGCACGAAGTTGGCCCCGATTATTTTGTAGGGAACATCGGAATTTTCATCTGCCGGCGCACCGTAATCGTATATCGGTTCAAAGTATCCGGACTGGTGCAATTCAAAATTTTTGTTAAATTTTGCTTCATTGATTCTTTTGAGAGCGTTTTCGATGTAATCATCATCAAAAAGGGTCTTCGCGCGGGTGCGGAACACGTCCGACAGGGATGACGGATAGGATTGGTGGAATTCGGTAATGTGTCTCTTCGCATCCGGATCCTGCTTGTCTTCTCCTTTGGCGTACGCTACCCTTTTCTCGTTGTCAAAGTCTTCCTGGCGGATACCTGGTCTGCAGGTCCAATCGAAGAATATCGGTATGATGCTGGATGAGTAGTCTCCTTTATCCCAGGCTGTTTTTATAGCCATGAATTCGGTCTCAAAGGCTTTACCTCCTTTTTCCATCTCACCACCGGTACCCCAGAACCATAGCCGGCGTTTTACTTCCAGTTTTTTTGTTTTTGGGTTGTACCAGCGCATTGTTGGCCTGGCGTTTCCGATCATGATACCAAGGATGTTGATGTTACCAGCCTCATCGATCTTCACCTTTTGTGGTGCACCACCGGCAATGGCTGTCCTTTTGGGTGCCACGACCATGATTTTAGAGCCTACCCCGTCTTTTGTGCCTTTTTCTGGCTTGTTGCCGAGCTTGAAGAGGTTGTCACGTTCATTGAGGACGTTGGGCTTCATCCACCACGGCAGCTCGGAGAATACGAATTTGAGCTTATCCTCGAAGATCTCCTGCGCTTTTTCGACGTCTTCTGTGATGAACTTCATGAAGTGATTGGTCTTGAACACTGCATCGCGTACGTCGAGGGCCATGAGGGTTGTTGTCGCTGCGATCTGGCGTCCTTTGGCAATACCGCAGGAGTATCCGCAGTCATCCAGGTAGGCCATAACCTCGTGCACCGGTCGGGCTATGTACTTTATGCGACCCGATTCATCATCGCCTTCTTTGTAGTACACGTATTTGTTGAGGAAGTACAGGGCGTTTTCGTCACAGCGCAGTAGTTCCTGCAGCTTGAACTCTTCTCTTTCATCTTCGTCTTCAAAGTCAGTGTAGCTGCTTTTTTCTGACAGCCATGTGTATGCTTGCTGGCAGTACAGTGCGAACTTCCGGAAGTTGGTTTTATTCTTGAAGCCGTAGTTGTTGATGGAGTTTACCCACTCCACAAAAGCCGGTTCATGTTCTGTTGTGGACTTCGGCGCCCAGTCTTCTCTGGTTATTGGCTCCGATCGTCCTTCAAAAACGAGTCCGTGTAGCTTTCGTCGCTCTTCCAGCTCTTCATCGGTGAGGACTTCAACTTTCGATCCGCCGTGATCACCGATAACGATGTCTACTCTTTTGTCGATCTCCCGGTTTTTGTCTGTGGCAAATGTGAGCTTGTGCTCGTTGATCTTGTCTTCTTTTAGAGCCTTCTCTGCCGGGGCAGTTTCTCTCTCCTGGATATAGCCTCTCTGTTTGAGTAGGGCGAGGTTATCAGGGCCGATCTCTACCTGCTGTAGATAGAGGTCGTAGAGGAAGTCGAGGTGATTCTCCCGGATGATCTTACTGCCTTCTCTGCCGTTGTATCTTTTTTCCATACGGTTACCAGCGTTTGTCGGGGCAGTCGTTGAGTAACTGGCGCACTTTTGCGGACAGCAGGCATCCACAGAGGTTACATCCCATTCCTTTTATTTCTTCGGTAAGTCCTGAAGGTAGTAATTTCTTGAATAAGTGGTCTGGCCGCGCGTGTGGACACGCGGCGCAGACCTTTGCTCTTTCTTTGGCAAGAGTTTCGAATGACTCGGAAGGGAAGGTCACATTTTTGAATCCAGAAACAATAGCTCTGAAGTTGGTCCAGGTTGACATAGTGACAAAGATAAAAATTTTATTTTGATGAATGAATCAGTAATCGGATTATCGGGCATCCGTGTGAGTTACCTATTTATGTTCCCATAAAAAAGCATACTACTACAAAAAATAAGAATTAGCAAGCCTTTTGGAGACAAACCCATCTTTAGACACAAAGAGCTCATTATTCCAACGAAGTGCATTTGAAAGCCAGGGCTTGTCATTTATATTACCAAAATTTCTGTAGTTATGGAATTTTTGAACGAGTCCAACATCAACAAGCCTTTTCATTATTCTTCCAGCACCGGACAAGGAAGTAGCAAATATTTTTGCTATTTTTTTGATTGAGATTGAGAAGCCAAGACTTTCACAGATTTGTATCTCCTTAACATTATAACGTTTGCGCATTCTAATGGTTTTGGGAGATACGTAGTTACCCAAATTTTTGTCGTCTTGCATCTTCTGCACGTACTCAAACCTGCTCCTGGTCACTTTCAGAATCAGGAGCTGTAATTCTTCTTGTATTTGCTTATAGCCTTTATTTTTGGCGTCGAAATCCATCCTTACGCCTTTTTTACTGATCTCGTATATCTTTCCGATCGACACGAAGGAAAGGTTACCATCCCTATCCACACACCATCCGTCCTTCAAGAACATCTTAACGTACCTACCACAGGCTGTACGAGAAAGCCCAGACTTCTTAGCCAGATTTTTGATGGACCAGTTATAGTAACAGGAGTTGGAGTAAAGATTCTTGAAATGCATGAACACAGCGAGCTTTTTGATCTCACCGTGAGCGGCTGCGCAGGATAGTATTTCAACGTTTAGTTTCAAAAACAAAAAAGCCGAAGGCGTATGCGGCGCCTTCGGACTCTTTTAATGTTGTCGCCGCCTCAGCAGCAAAGCGACAGCAATGTCTTTGCGTAATACCGCATATATTACTTCTTGGCAAATGTAGAAACTTTTTCCCAAAAACAAACATTTCCTGAAAAATATTTTTGTGCCGGGGAAATTTTTCTATATTTGTGATCTAAATCAACAACAAAGACATTTATCATGAGCGCAATAGCCAAACCTTATGTACACTTTACGAACTCTACTACTCCGAGCCAGTATGTATCCGTAGAGCACGTTCTTTCTGTAGACGCCCTGGACATCCCTGCGGTGCCGAACCAGCCCAGCTCAACGGCTAAGTACCAGATCGTAGTTACCTATCAGGATCCGGACAACAAAGCCCGCACATCGATCATCAACTTTTTAACAAGCGCAGCCCGCAACACCAGTCTTGGTAATTTCAAGATGGCGATGTCTGCGCCGATCGCATAATAAAAACATTTTT